TAACATTAAAATATACAATAGCAGACACTAATATAAGTGATCAATTAGATATAGCATTCAATTAATGGCAACAATTAAAGATATAAAGTACCTAAATAAAGATTTTACAGAGTTAAGATCTAGTTTAGTTAATTACGCTAAAACGTATTTTCCAACTACGTATAACGATTTTACTCCAGCATCACCAGGTATGATGTTTATGGAAATGGCAGCTTATGTAGGTGATGTTTTATCATTCTATTTAGATAATCAATTCCAAGAAACATTTTTACAATATGCTCGTCAAACAAATAACTTATATGAGTTAGCTTACATGTTTGGTTATAAACCAAATGTAACAGGAGTAGCATTAGCTGATATTAATTTTTATCAACAAGTACCTGCTAAATTATCAGGTTCAACTTATGTACCTGATTTTAATTATGCTTTATATATTGAACCTAATTCTAGAGTAACATCTAATCTTAATTCAAATATTTCATTTTTAGTTGGTGATCCAGTTGATTTTTCAGTGTCAAGTTCTGGAGACCCAACAGAAGTTACTATATATCAAATAGCAGGATCAACGCCTCAATCGTTCTTACTAAAGAAAACTCGTAAAGCTATTTCAGCGACTCTTAAATCTAAAACTTATACTTTTGGTGATCCAGTTCAATTTGCAACTATTGAATTAACTGATGAAAATATTATTGGTATACTAGATTGTTTTGATAGTGATAGTAATCAATGGTATGAAGTTGATTATTTAGCTCAAGATACTATTTATAAGTCAATTAAAAATACTAATACTAATGATCCTTATTTATCACAATATCAAGGTGATACACCTTATTTATTACAATTAGAACAAGTACAAAGAAGATTTGTTACTCGTTTTATTGATTCAGGTTCATTACAAATTCAATTTGGAGCAGGTACTGCTACTGATAAAGATGAAGAAATTATCCCTAACCCAGATAATGTTGGTTTAGGTTTACCATTTGAAAAAGATAGATTAACAGCAGCTTATTCTCCTAATAACTTTACTTTTACTCGTACATATGGTATAGCCCCATCTAGTACTCAATTAACTTTTAATTACTTAACTGGAGGTGGAGTTACAGCAAACGTACCATCTAATGATTTAACTCAATTAAATGGAAATGTTCAATTTTTAAATAGTAATTTAAATACTACTACCGCTAATACAATATTTAATTCATTAGCAGTTTCAAACCCAGAAGCAGCTAGTGGAGGAGGTAGTGGAGATACAGAAGAAGAAATTAGACAAAACGCATCAGCTAACTTTGCTTCACAACAACGTACTGTTACTCAAGATGATTATTTAGTTAGAACATTAGCCATGCCAGCTAAATATGGTACAGTAGCTAAAGCATATATTGAACCTACTAAAGCACAAACCATTTCAGCAGGTGAATCAAATTCAATATTAGATTTATATATTTTAAGTAATAATGCTCAAGGCCAATTAACTACAGGTTCTTTAGCTTTAAAACAAAATATAATTACCTATTTATCACAGTATAGAATGGTTAACGATTCTATTAATATTAAAGATGGATTTATTATTAATATAGGTGTTAATTTTGAAATTATAATTTTACCTAACTATAATAATAATCAAGTATTAACTGCTTGTATATTAGCTTTACAAGACTATTTTAAAGTTAGTAATTGGCAAATTAATCAACCTATTATATTACGTAATGTGTATATAATTTTAGATAGGATTGAAGGAGTTCAAACAGTAAAAACAGTAGATATTGTAAATAAAGTAGGTACTAATTTAGGATATTCACCATATGCTTATGACATTACCGGTGCAACAGCTAATAATGTTATCTATCCTAGTTTAGATCCATCTATATTTGAAGTAAAATACTTAGACACAGACATTCAAGGTAAAGTAGTACCTTTATAATAATTAAATAATGGCAGTATATAAAATATTTCCTACTCAAGATGCAACTATGTATTCTATGTTCCCACAGATGAATACAGGTATTGATGAGATCATAGAAGCAACAACAACAACATTTGGTCCATTTGTTCCAAATCCTCAAGTTAGTAGATTTTTAATTCAATTCGATTCAAACGAAATGAGAGATATTATTAATACTAAAATAGGAACAAGACCATGGGATGCTTACTTACAGTGTTATGCCGCTGTTGTAACAGGTTTAAATGAACCTACAACAATAAATGTTTTTCCATCTTCACAAAGCTGGAATAATGGTACAGGAAAATATTTAGATCAACCTATCACTACAGATGGAGTTTCTTGGGTATGGACTGATTATTCAGGTTCTAAACAATGGACTACAGCTTCTTATAATGCTGGTTCTACAGGTTCATATAGTACAACACCTGGAGGAGGAGTATGGCTAACTGCTTACTCAGCTTCTCAATTATTTCAATATTCAGATAATATTGATTTAAATGTTAGTGTTAAAAACATGGTAAGTGCTTGGTATAGTTCAAGTATTCCAAATAATGGATTTATAGTTAAACAAGCTAATCAAGATGAATTTATAGATAATCCTAATGTTCAAGTAGAATTTAAGTTTTTCTCAATTGATACTAATACTATATATCCTCCTCAATTAGAGTTTAGATGGGATGATACAGTTAATTTTTCTGGTTCATCTTCAGTTACTACTATTAATACACCTCAAATGACTGTTGTACTAGGAGAAAATCCAGGTACTTTTTATAGTGGTAGTGTTAATAAATTTAGAGTAAATTGTAGACCAACATATCCACCAGTAGTATTTCAAACAGCATCAATTTATCTTGAAAACTATTATTTACCTGCTGAATCATATTGGTCATTAAAAGATTTATCTACTAATGAAGTAATTATAAATTATAGTGATCCATATACTAAATTAAGTACAGACATTTCAGGTAGTTTCTTTACAATGTATATGAATGGTTTAGAACCAGAAAGAAATTACCAAATATTAATTAAAACTATTTTTAGTGGCTCAGTACTTATTTTTGATGATAATTATTACTTTAAAGTAGTTAATGGATAATGGAACAAGTAAATTTAAATAAAACTGTTTTTTTAAAGGATCAATATGAAAAAGTTATTGATACTTCATTTACTCAACTAGTTCAGCCCGCCGCTACTAGTTCAGTTGTTCCACCATCTATTTCAATAGCTGAATTTTTTACTAATTATCAAACTTTATTTTTTGAAATACCTAAATATGGTAATACAAATTCACATGAATATTTAATTAAAACAAGTCAAGCTTATGCTGGTGATTTTAGTAACAGTGATGATACTATTCAAGCATTAATTGAAGAAGTAACTCAATTAAGACAAGAAAATTTAACTTTACAAGAACAAATATTAAATACCACTACAGCTAGCATTAATCGATAATGAGCAAAATAGTTAATATACAACCAATTAATCCTATAACATTTGAATACCAAACATATTCACCTCAGGATGAATCTTTAATATCTAGTTTTGAAGTTACTAATAATTTTAACGTTTCTTCTAGTTATATAGAGTATTTTATTTATGATTTAAATAATACTATTTTATATAGTAATGAAATTGGATATAACGGTTATTCATTTCAAGGAGCTAATGTATTAACTATTGATCCTCAAACTGATTTAGAAACTCAAGGATATACAGAAGGACAATATTATACAGTTTATAATTTTTTAAATCCGTTATTATCCTCTAGTGCTCTTAATAGATATTATATTGATCAAATTAGTTCTAATAGAACAGAAATTAGATTAAATACTACTCAAATACCTAATATTGATGTTGTTAATTCTTCATTAGAGTTACAACTTCAAATTAGTCAATCTTTTGGAGGTTATAAAGATTTCTATTTAGATTTTGGATCAAATCAACTTATTATTGCTAATAATGTTTTATTAGATAATAGTAATCCAAATGATCCTACAATATTAATTAAATTATATGATCCACTTCCTTTAGATTTTGATTTACAATCTCAATGTTGGGTAGTAGAAACAATAACTGAACCTTTAGCTTACCAAATTGAAATAACTCAAGTATTTCAACCATTAGATGAGTTTATACAATTACGTGGTCCTAATACTAATTTAAATGTTAGTGATCAAATTAATAATTCAACAGATTATGTTAATTATAACTCATTAAAAGCTACAACATCAGTAAATAATTCATCAAGTTTAAAATATCAACTAAATAGTTTACTTGCTGAAAAAGGAATTCAAATTAATATAGATTATAATGATTTTAATAATTTTTGTAATTTTTCTTCAGCTCAAACCCGTATAGAGAATTTTTACTATAAATTAGTATTAATTGAACAATATAGTGTTAGTAGTAGTTATACCTCAGGTACAACAAACTATTATACATCAGGTAGTCAAACTATTTGGGATAGTAAAATAAATGATATTATAACTAATTTTGATGGTTATGAATATTTTTTATATTATGATTCAGGAAGTAATTCATGGCCTAAGTCTAATAGTGCTCCTCCTTACAATAACTTATCTACAAACGCTTCAGCTTCACAGGCTTGGTTAAATGTTAAATTAGTAGAGGCAGAAGAATATGATTTAGAAAATAGTAATAACTTAATTTATAGTATCCCTAGTTATCTATTAGATGACCCAGCAAACGCTCAGTATGAGTTATTCATTGAGATGATTGGTCAATATTTTGATGATATTTGGGTTTATATTAAAGATGTTACTAACAAATATAATGCTGATAATAGATTAAATTATGGTGTATCTAAAGACTTAGTAGCTCAAATATTAAGAGATCTAGGTGTTAAAATTTACCAAAATAATTTTTCAGTAGATAATTTATATACTGCTTTCTTAGGATTAACTAATTCAGGAAGTTTATATAATATACCTAATATTACAACTACATTACCAGCTCCAACTGGTTTAGAGTACATTAACCTTATAGTAACCGCCTCTAACACAGCATCTCTAGTAGGTACAGATGATATTAATAAAGAAACTTATAAGCGTATTTACCATAATTTACCTTACTTATTAAAGAAAAAAGGTTCATATGAGGGTTTAAGAGCATTAATTACTACTTATGGTATTCCTGAAACTATATTAAGTATAAGTGAATATGGTGGTAAAGATAAAAACAATAATACTTGGGATTATTTCAAACAAGTTTACAATTATACTTTTGATACTCAAGGAAATAATATTATATCATCTTCATTTGTATTAAATTCATCATGGAACGCTACAAGTAATCGCCCATCAGCTGTAGAATTTAGATTTAAAACAGATGGTTTACCTTATAATACAGCGAGTATTGCTTCTGTTCCTTTATGGTCAACTAATACTGGTGTTAATGTCACATTAAGATATACAGGATCTGGATATACAAGTGGTTCATACTCAGGATCAACTACTAATCCTTATAACCAATACGCGTTATTAGATTTTATTCCTAACCAAGCATCTTCTAGTGTATCAACTAGTGTTTATTTACCATTTTATGATGGTGGATGGTGGTCTGTATTAGTTAATAAAGTAGGAAATCTTTATACTTTATATGCAGCTAATAATATTTACCAAGGATTTGAAGGTAATACTATTGGTTTTGAGTCAACATCATCTATCACATCATCTGCTACATCTTGGAGTTCTAGTTCAATATCATATTTTGGTATATCTTCATCTTTATCAGGAAAAATATTTACAGGTTCACTTCAAGAAATTAGATATTACATTAGTCCATTAAACCAAAGTGCATTTAATGATTATGTAATGAACCCTCAGTCTATTGATGTTAATGGAATCAACACAGCCCCTGATACTTTAGCATTTAGAGCTTCATTAGGAGGAGAATTATATACAGCGTCATTATCTATACATCCTAAAGTAACTGGATCTTGGATTACTACATCTTCATTCTCAGGTAGTAATAGTTTTAGTTTTTTATCATCTCCAGTATTTACTTCTAATACAGAATATTCTTACTATAATCAACCAGCAGTAGGTATTCAAAATCCTATTACTGATAAGATTAAAGTAGCGAGTATGATAATGCCTACAGGTAGTACTTTATCTCCTTATATTTCAATACAACAAAATCCTCCAATATCACAAAGTATTACTAAGGATATTGATTATGTTGAAGTAGCATTTTCTCCTCAAGATGAAATTAATATTGATATTTACGATCAATTAGGTTACTTTAATATTGGAGAATATATTGGTGATCCAAGATTAGTACCTACTAAAGAAGAATCATATCCTCTTTTAGATGATTTAAGAGATGCTTATTTTGAAAAATATACTAGTAACTATGATGAATGGGATTACATAAGACTTATTAAGTTTTTTGATAACTCATTATTTAAAATGTTACAAGATTGGGTTCCTGCTAGAACAAGTTTAGCAGCTGGTATTGTTGTAAAACAACATGTTTTAGAACGTAATAAATATCCTTTACCTCAACCTAATATTACTTCATCAATTGCTTTTGTAGGTAGTGGATCAACTAATATCCCTTATTTAACTGAAAATATATTAGTTACTGGTTCATCAGTTCAGATGGGTTATATTGAAGGAAGTGAAGGTGGATCAATTCGTAATTCTGAAATATTAATATATCCTTCAGACAGAGTATTAAACTATTTTGTTTCTGCTTCTTACAGCAATGATAATGTATTTACAGCGGGAACAGAATATCCTTTAGATACTTTATATAGTGAATTTTCAGATACTTTAGGATATTTTAATCCTACTACTGGAATATATACAGCAGGAAGTGAATTTGAAGTACCTATTACTTTTATAATATCAGCATCAATCACTGGTTCTGGAGTTCTTACAGGAAATGATTATATCAAATTATATACAAATACAGGAACAGGAAATAATTTAGTAGCAGTTGGTACTTCTAGTTTATTATCTCCAACTTCAATGATTACTAATGCTACATTAAATTTTTCATATACAACAACACCATTACAAGGTCAAACATTTTATCTTACTTTTGATCCTCAAGTAAATTCCTTACTTGATTTTCAATTTAGAGTAACACAATCTGCTTTACCTACATCTACTACTTCATTTACTATAAGTGCTTCAAATTCTTTAACTTTTAATTTGGGATTAACAGGACCAGTTCGTATTGTTAGTAGTATATCATCATCAAATAATATAGGAGGTAGTGTAGGTGTAGCTTTATATAATTCTCCAACAACTCAAAATATAGTATATTCAGAAGCAGGAACGTTAAATTATACATTAAATGAAACTTTTAATATAACAAGTGGATATTTAACAATATTTAATAGTAGTGATACAGCAAAAATTACATTTTCAGATTTTACAATATATTCTGAGCCAGATTATTATACAATAAATGTAACACCAGTAGGTGATTTTGAACAATTAATAACTAATGAATTTGATTTTAATGGTGAATTAGAAGGTACAAATTTAGAAGTAACAGATGGTGATTTAAATGGAAATAATACCTTTTTACAATATCCTAAAACACCAACTAATTATGTCCCTACACTTTATAATTCAAATACAGTATCAGCGAACATATTTTTATTAAGTACAACAATACCAGAACAAGGTGAAATATATTTATTTTATGATACCGGTTCTACTTTATTTCCAGATTAACATATATGCCATATACTCCCGTTTTTTCACAAGGTGTTAAATTTATTAAAATTGCTCGTATAGATAAGCAAGGTAAGGATAATACTTTATCACTACAAGAATTAAATAGTATAAGAATTGATTATAGTGATACTAATATAATAGAATATCCTATCACTTCAATTTCAAAATATGATGATTATTTCTTATTTGGGGTAGCAACTACTAATGCTACATCATCAACTGATAATTATATATTAGATTATAGATTTAAAGCAGGATGGACAGGAAGTTTAAACACATCTGCTACATTAACGGCTTACAATTTATCAGGATCAGTAAGTTATGATAATTTAAATTATTTTAATACTTCATCAGGTCAATATATTTTAGGTAATCAACCTAATATTCCTATAACTATAACATCAACAGCATCTATATCATCTAATACTGGAGGAAATGTATTTTCTCAATTACAAATAGTAAATACAACTACAGGTCTTAATATAGCATCTAGTTCTATTGTCTCAACTAATAATAGTACTCAAATAGTATCAGCATCTTTTTCAGGTGTATTAACAGAAAATAATCAAATAGGTATAGTTATTTTTACTGATAATACTACCCAAGTAACAAGTAGTTTTTTTGTTACTCAATCAATAAATCCTACTGTATCATCTTCAGATTTAGTTGTTTTACAACCATATATTGATGAAGATTTTTTTGTTAGTGATTATAATGTATTAGCAGGAAATGCTGTTATACCTCGTTTTAGTGAACTTTATATGGATGTAGATTATTCTACTAACACTATACAAGCTGTAAATTCAGCATCAATTATAGATGGTACAGCAACTAGAGCAGCGGTACAAGATTCAAATTATACAACATTTGCTCATATTAGTCCTAGATATATTGGTCAAGAATTAAACTCAGCTAAATTTAATGAATGGACTGATGGTGATATATCTTATGGAAAAACACCTAATATAAGCAACCCAGAAGTAAATTTTATTTCATTTAAAAGTTTAAATGGTACATCTCCTCAATGGGGTAATAATAATGTTGATTTAACTCAAGTTAATATTGAATATATTATTGATAATAATAATAATCTTACAAAACCTATTAATGATACTGATAATATAAATTTAAATACAATCCGTCAAACATTTTCTGATGCTCTTATTATATCTTCACCTGATGATAATAGATTAAAGTATATTCCATCTAATGCTACTATTTTCTTAAATAATGTAGAAGTATCAGGTTCTGATATATCAACATTAAATGGTCAGTGGCCTATTTATAAAAGTGGTTATAGAATTGAACCTATTATTTATACACAAACAGCAAGTTATGATACTAATGGTGACATAACTGGGTTTGGATATACAGGTAGTATAATCTTTGTTCAAGGAGAACAAGGCCCAAATACTACTAAAAATAATTACATGATGTATGCCCCTGGTGTCAATGATATTCTAACTTTAGGAATGACATTACCCGCGGTTCTTCATTTTTCTTCTCCTACTTTTATAGGATCTTCTGCTAGTTTTACAGCTGATAATGGTTCATTTACTATAGATGGTATTTATAAACCTACAGGATCTTTAACTAATTTAAAAACAGATGGATATATTTTAGATTTTCATATTTATTTAGCTGCTACCACATTAGATGATCCAAATGATAGAAGAGCAGCAGTTATTATTGATTGGGCTTTACAAAAATCAATAAATGGTGGGGCAACATGGACTGATTTAACAAAAGTTCAAACTCAATATATTAGTGGTAAATATACTCCTATTTTTTATCAAGATAAAGATGCTACAACTTCTTCTTTATATAGAGTAGCAGCGGTTAATATTGGACCATATCCAGGTCAAACTGGTAACACCTCAGTATATCTAACTAATAAATCTTATTTCTGGGTAACTCAATATCCTAATCCTGGAGTAGGAACATGTAAAGCACCATTTTGGACAACAGGTTCATCAGCTAATATATTATTAGCTAGTACAGCATCTGATGGTTTAAATAATTATAGAACTCAAAAACAAAAAGATATAGAAAATAGTGGATTTAAACCTATTAATTTAGATTTTGAACCACAAATATATGATGAAATTAGATTTGAAGGATTAGAACAATTATCATTTATTATCACCGCTGTTACTTCATCAGCTAATAATCAAATGATACTTAATTTAGATCAAGAAATACCAAATGGTGTTAATTTAGATTATTTCTTATTAAGACGATATGTAGATGATCCATCAAGTATTTTAATTAATACAAATTTTCCATTACAAGATAAAAGTGGTAGTGCTAATAGTACAGGTAATGGTATTTTAAAACCACAGTATGTTACTAAAGAAGTAGATACAATAATTCAAAATATAATAACTCAAAATCTAATATAAAATTAAACTTGTATATATTTATAACAAAAATAAACAATAACCAATGGGATATTTAAATAATACTATAGTAACAGTTGACGCGATATTAACAACAACAGGTCGTCAGTTACTAGCTCAAAATGACGGTTCATTTAGAATCACACAATTTGCTTTAGCTGATGATGAAATTGATTATACTTTATATAATCCAACTAATCCATCAGGTTCAGCTTACTATGGTCAAGCAATTGAAAATATGCCTTTATTAGAGGCATTTGCTGAAACTACTCAAACTATGAAATATAAGTTAGTAACTTTACCTCGTGGTACAGCTAGATTACCTATATTATCAGTACCTCCTTCAATTATTTTAAAACAAGGTGCATCACAAGCAATTTCTCCTCAAACATTAAATTATTTAGGAGCTAATACAGTTGAACCATCAGGATATACATTTACAATTTCTGATGTTAGATTAATGAGTACATTTGAAGGTGTAGGTGTTAATACACCAGCAGTAACAGCATTAAATGTATCTAATTCAACTACAACATTAGGTACAACAGTATCTCAAACAGTAGTAGGAACAGTACTTAATTTAAGAGCTACAACAGTAAATACATTATTCCAAACTTATACTCAATTACAAGCTACATTAACAATAGTAGGTAGAGATAGTGGAGCAAGACAAACAATCCCAGTAACAGTAACTAAAGTATCTTAATATATAACATATGTCTTTTAATAGATTAGACCCCTCAGATTTTGTAGTAAGCTCAGATTCAATAACAGCAACGTTATGGACTGGTGCTTTACCTACATTAACTACTTTTTTCACATCATCAGTTCAAGAAGCTGGTTCAAGTGGAGATTATTATTTAAATGTTTTCCAATCTAATCCTCAAACATCATCTACAGCTTCAATTCAATTTGCTATAGCTTATGGTAATGCATCAGGAAGTGGAAGCCCATTATATAACTCAGCAGTACTAGGATTATCACCTACTTCTACTATTTATGGTCAATACCAAAATATAGTATTAGGAGATGAAAATACAGATTTTGTATTTGGTGCCTTTACATCTTCACAATTTTGGGCTATATCATTTGAAAGAGCAAGATATAAACAATCATTATTTCCTGGTTCTTTAACATTAGAATTATCAGGTAGTTTAGGAGTTATATCACTAACAGATAATAGTAACTATGTAGCTTCTCAAACATTTACAGAAGCAGGTAGAGTATTTCAATTAATTTCAGGCTCAGCTGGTGTTAAAGTAACCACAGCAGCTACAACAACTGATGGATATAGCCTAAATTCAGGTTCATATGGCTGGCTATTGCCAGATATTGGAACTATTTTATTAAATCCATTTGCTTTAAGTGGTTCATTAGCTTCAGGAGGTATTGGATTAAATTACAGTGTAGTATCAAACGCAGCAGGAAATAATAATCAAAGATTATATAGAGCTATAAGTGGTTCAACAGCAGCAACATTTACAATTAATTCTCAAGAAACAATTACTTCAGATTTTATCTTTGTAAGACCTAGAAGTGCTGAATTTAACTACTCAGAAAATCCATCATTTATCTCAGGTTCAACAGGTGAAGTATTATATCCTTCATTTATTAATAATCCACAAACATACATTACAACAGTAGGTTTATATAATGATACTAACGAATTATTAGCGGTAGCAAAATTATCTAGACCATTATTAAAAGATTTTACAAAAGAAGCTCTTATTAGAGTAAAATTAGATTTCTAATGAATGGGCGCTTACAAACAATTTTTAGCATCTGATATCGTAGTTACTCCCTTCGAAGTAAATAAAGCATTTTACTTCGAGGGAGCGGCCGCATTAACTGCTTCTGGTGTTGGAATTGATAGATTTTTAGGTACAAATATAACAGGTGCCTTTAATCCAACTACAGCTCCTACAACAGGACAGGTATCAACTCAATATCAAAGTTTAATATATAATTCAATTAAAGAATTATATTACACTAATTACTTAAGTTCAAGTTACAGTGATAATGTAACCACAGCTAGTTTAATTCCTGGCGCTGATGAAGCTGGAGATAGATATGTTGGTACTACTCAAACACCTAACTATTTCAATTATTTACAAACTACATTAACTTACCAAAGATATTTTCCTACAGGTTCAGGAGATATTATAGGTGTTATATCTATTCCTTCACGTTTATTTGGAGATTATATTCAACCTAAATCATTTGTTTATACCACACCTAGTGGTAGTTTAACAGATGATGGAGAAGGTAATATAATAGATCCAAATTTAGAAATTGTAGGTAATATATTTTATTATCAAGGACTTATAACTATTACCACTTCTAATCCTATGGGATATGGATTTGTAACTTATGGTAATACACTTTATGGGGGTCAAGAAGGAGATAATGTTTCAATTTTAGAATATGTCACTGGTAGTAATATAACTTGTTCATTCTCTAGTTCATATAAAATATATGAAACACAATACAAATGTACTATCAGAGAAAATGAATTTAACTTTTCTCAAAACCCAAGTTTATCTTCAGGTAGTACATTAATATCAAGTTCAATGGGTATTTTCTTTACTCCAGGACAATATTTAACAGATAATGTAACCGGTTCTTATTTTTCACCTTATGTAACAACAGTAGGTTTATATGATGAAAATCAAAACTTATTAGCAGTAGGAAAATTATCCCAACCCCTACCTGTATCGCCTACTACAGATACAACAATATTAATTAATTTAGACAGATAATGTTAACATTACCAACTTGGGTTTACAATAGTAAACCCATCACTAACCTCAATGATTTTCCTAAAGATACATTTGGATTTATTTATATAGTTAAAAATACTGATACTAATAAATCTTATATAGGTAAAAAAGTATTATACCATAATAAAAAAGTAAAATTAGGTAAAAAAGAAGTAGCTGAACTAACAGGTGTTGGTCGTAAACCAACTACTAAGATAGTAACTAAAGAATCAGATTGGGAAACATATTATGGTTCTAATAAAGAAGTAATGCAATTAATTAAGGAAGGTAAACAATCATTGTTTACTCGTACTATAATTAAATTAGCTCCTAATAAAAAATTACTAACTTACTACGAAACACAAGCTCTATTTACCTATAAAGTACTAGAACACCCAGAATCATTCTATAATGATAATATATTAGGTAAGTTCTTTACTAAGGACTTCACATTATAGTTTGGCTTTTTAACCTATCCTTTGTATAATATGAGGTATGGTAAATCAACTACTTGTAAATTTAGTAAATTCGGTTTTAGGCATTAGTAAATCTACATCAAAAGGTAATTATGCATATCATTGTCCCTTTTGTAATCACCATAAACCTAAATTAGAAATCAATTTTACTGAGTCAGATAAAGGTGAAAATCCATGGCATTGTTGGAGTTGTAATAAAAAAGGTAAATCATTAGTTAATCTATTTAAAGCAATACATGCTGATCCTGATAAGTTAGCAGAACTAAAACCATTAGTTAAATATACATCAGGCGAAAAAATAGTACAAACTACAACTATTTTAAAATTACCTCAAGAATTTAAACCATTAGTTAATATACCTGATAGTGATATCATAGGTAAACATGCTTTAAATTATATTAAAAAACGAGGTATAACAGAAGACGATATATTAAAATATAATATAGGTTATTGTGAGGGTGGTAAATTTAATAAAATGATTATTTTACCATCATATGATGCTACAGGTAAATTAAATTATTTTACAGCTCGTAATTTTGATAAAACATCAAGTCTTAAATATAAGAACCCAGATGTGTCACGTAATATTATACCATTTGAGCTGTTTATAAACTGGGATACACCGATTATACTGTGCGAAGGAATGTTTGACGCCATTGCTATTAAACGAAATGCTATACCGTTATTAGGCAAGAATATACAGTCTACATTGATGTTAAAGCTAGTAGCATCATCTGTTAAGAAAATTTATATAGCATTAGATAAAGATGCTTTAAAAGAAGCATTACAATTTTGTGAACAATTAATAAATGAAGGTAAAGAAGTATATTTAGTAGATTTAGATGGTAAAGATCCAAGTGAATTAGGATTCAGACATTTTACAGAAATAATACAGAACACCTATCCCCTAACTTTCTCAGGTTTACTTGAGAAAAAACTATATCTATTATGATAAATAAAAACATCAAGCATTCTTACAACAGAATTCTAGAAATTTCTGAAGACCACAAACAAATTACATTACCCGATTCCAGATATTATAGACGCAATACCAATTACTACCCATCAGTGACATATGTTTTAAGTATGTATCCAAAAGGTAAATTTTTTGAAGATTGGTTAAAAAAAGTAGGTTACGCTTCAGAGTACATTGTTAAAAAAGCCGCTGAAGAAGGTACACAAACTCACGAAATGATTGAAGAGTACTTAGAAGGTAAAGAAATGAATTTCCTTAGTCCTGCTGGTTATCCACAATATAATCCTGATGTATGGCAAATGTTTTTACGTTTTGTTGATTTTTGGGAAACTTATAATCCTAAATTAATTGAATCCGAAGTACATTTATTTTCGGATGAATTAAGAGTAGCGGGTACTTGCGATATGTTATGTGAAATTGATGGTAAACTATGGTTAATTGATTATAAAACATCTAACCATGTTCAAACTACTTATGAGTTACAAACAGCAGTTTATGGCCAATGTTACAAAGAATGTTATGGTAAGGAAGTTGATAACTATGGTATTCTATGGTTAAAATCAACTAAACGCAAACCAGCTAAAGATAAAATGCAAGGTAAAGGTTGGGAAATGGTATTACCAACTCGTACACATGAAGAAAATCTTGATATTTTCCGTACTGTACGCCGTTTATTTGATCTTGAACATCCTAATGATGCTCCGGTATTTACTGAATTTAAAACTACAGTAAAAAGAGAACTGTAATATTTATATCAAACATATATTTATGATTTCTCTAGTTCAATTATTAACAGAAGCATCATCTGCGCCTAAAGCTATATTTTTAGCTGGTCCTGCTGGTTCTGGTAAGTCATATATATCTAAACAATTAATACCTCCTTCATTTAATGTCATTAATATTGATGATTCTTATGAAGAATTATTAAAGAAATCAGGTTTAGGTATGTCTCAAAAAGATTTCGGACCTGAAGAATTATCTCAGGCTGCTAAATTAATGGGACAAGCGCAAAAAATTACTAGAGAAAAATATGATGAGTTAACTAAAGATCTAAAAGATGTGGTAGTTGACGGTACAGGAGGTGCAAGTAAACCATTACTTAAGAAAAAAGCGGAACTTGAAGCACTAGGATACAATACATTGATGTTAGCATTATATGTTTCGCCTATTACTTCATTAGAACGCAATTTACAACGTGATAGAAACTTGTTACCATCTATTGTAGTAAGAACATGGCGTGATTATACTAAAAATATAGACACATATAAAGAAGCATTTGGTGATAATTTTATATTAGTTAATAACGATCCTAAAGATGCTGAAACTGATTATAATCCTGAAGAAATTAAAAAACGTTTCTTTGATACTACTAAATCAGTAGGTAAACCTAAAACACCAGAAGAAATAGCTAAATCAGCTAGAGAAAAAGAACAAATAAACCAAGATATAAAAGATTTACTTTCTGTAGATCGTAGTTTTGATACACTAGATCAAGCAAAACAAAAAATAAACCAATTCATATAACATGAAAAAATTAATTGACCTTTTAAGAGAAAATTTGGAAGAAGAAACAATGGAAGTAAAAGAAGCCATTACTAAAAACTACGATGTAGTTGATGAAGTAGGTAAATTCTTTGTAGTATCTAAACCAGGTACTAAATCAACAAAAGAAGAAATAATGTTTGAGGCCGATCCTTTTTCACTAGCTGAAAGAATTAAAAACGGTTTAACATATGAAAACATTATGGGTATGTACAAAAACAAATCAGATGCAAGTAGAATTGCTACTGAGGCGTTAAAAGCTCGTGATACACAATTAGATGAATTAAAAGCATCAATGGAAGAATTTAGAACTTCTAAAAAAGATATTGATGAGAAAAAAGTTAAAGCTAAAGAATTAATTCAAAAGTTAAAACTTAATGAAAATCAAACTAATGTAGTTTACATTATCGCTGATAATGGTGGTGAGTTACATGACGCTACATTAGATATGGCTAAAGCTGAAGAATTAAAAAAAGAAGCTAATTATGATTTAGGAATGAGAGGATCTCGTAATAGTGCGTATATTAAAAAAATGAAACTTAGTTAATGAATCCATTAGGTAAATTTTTAGCTGATTCTATTTTAGAACAAGAACAAACTAAAACTGTAGCTTTGTATGGGGGTGGTTTTAAACCGCCTCACAAGGGTCACTTTGAAGTTGTTGAAACAGCATTAGAAAAATATCCACAAATAGATGAATTTATTATTTATGTTGGCTCAGGAACAAGAGATGGAATTACTCAAGCTGAATCACTTTTAGTTTGGGATATCTATAAAAAATACTTACCTTTAAAAGTAAAAGTAGAACCAACTAACTCACCAATTACAGCTATCTATGATTATATTAAAAATCATCAAGACGAGAATGTAATATGGGTTATTGGAGCTAGAGAAGGTAAAGATGATGATTTTATAGATATGGCTTCAAGAACAAAAGGTATAGGTAAGTATGAAAATGTTGAGTTAGCTCCTATAGTTACTCAATTAGATACAAGCGGAACTGACGCTCGTCAAGCCTTAAAAAAAGGACAAGAAGCATTTTTATCTTTTATCCCTGAAAAAGTAAAAGAAAAAACAGAAGTATTTAATACTTTATCTACTATTGTTCAAGAACTAGTAACAAACACAGAAGTTATTTGTGACAATTGTGGTTGGGAATGGAAAATAGCAGATGGTGGTAAAGATTTATATATCTGTCATAAATGCGGACATGATAATAACCCTACTTTAAATGAGTCTTTAAACAAAACTAATGACTATAAAAAATATATTCCTGAATTAACTAAATATATGGTTAATCAAGGTATGAATATTAAACCATTACCTGTTGTTAAATTCATTAACAATGATAAAGCAAATGCTGAAAACGTATTCGGCAAAACAGCATTTTACAACCCAGAAGAAAAATCAATTACTTTATTTACTATGAATAGACATCCTAAAGATGTTTTACGTTCATTTTCTCATGAAATGATACATCATGAACAAAATTTAGATAATAGATTAAATAATATCAGTACAACAAACACAAACGAAGACGGAGATTTACCTGAAATTGAAAGAGAAGCTTACGAAAAAGGTAATATGATGTTTAGAAATTGGGAAGACAGTATCAAAGAAGGTTCATTAGTATCTTCAACTCCTGCTCCTACTCCTAAAGGACAATTTCTTCAAAATTCAGACGTAAAAATAAAAAATGTATAAATTAACAGACTTATATAAACAATTAAAAGAAGAAGAAGAATCAACTCAATCACTATACAAAATCTACTGTGATATGGATGGTGTATTAACTGATTTTGATGCTCGTTTTAGATACTTTGGTAATATGGATCCTCGTGCTTACGAAAGTAAGTATGGTAAAGAAAAATTTTGGGATTTAATTGACAGACAAATAGGAGTAAGATTTTGGGTAGGTATGGAATGGATGCCTGAAGGACAAAAACTATGGGACTACATTAAACCACATAACCCAACTTTACTATCAGCTCCATCACGCCAAAACGAATCACGTTTAGGTAAACGTTTGTGGGTTAAAAATAATATACCTGGAACTAAATTAGTATTAGCTAACGCGACAGCTAAACAAAACTATTCAGGTAAAAATAAAATTTTGATTGACGATAGAGAAGATAATATTGAACAATGGAAATCAAAAGGAGGAATAGGTATTTTATTTAAATCAACTGATCAAGTAATAGACGAATTAAAACAATATGGCTTATAAATACAAATTAAGAGAAGAAGAGGGAGCAGAAGTTTCACCTTCAAATCGTGAACAAGTAAATTACGATGTTGTAGTTACTCCTAAAGGCGTTTCTGTAGAAGATACAGTTAAAGCTTTAGAGACATTAGATAACTACGGAATGTATATTTCTAACATGCGTAATAAACAATCAATTCAAAAAGCATTAGAAGATCACTTTGGTCCTGTTATTCCTGCTAAACGCAAGAAAATGGAAAAAGATCAAGGTTTTCCTTTTCCTGTTAAAACTAAAACAGCAATTGATGATTTTGTTAAGTCACTTACTTCTAGACCTACATTATTAAAATATAAAGTTAAAGACGATACTATTGTTTTCCCTAAGTCAGGAAATCCAGCTAAAGACTTAACTAAAAAAATTATTGATGTGGTAATGAAAAGTGCTAAAATTGACTACTCAGTAGTTGATAAAGAGTCAGTTGATGAATCAATAAATAAATTAGATCAAGAAGCAAAAATATATTTTATGCAACAAGTTAAACAAGGTAAAATTAAAGAATTACCTAAAGATCCTAAAGCTGAATATATGAAAATCAAAATGACTAAAAAAGAATTAAAAGAAGTCATTAGAGAACAAATAAAAAATCTAACAAAATAATAAATGTCAGAATCAGTTTTAAAAAAAGAATTTAAAGAAAAAGATGTACAACGTCTTCGTAATTTAGTTCAAGGTAAATATGGTGAAAAAACTAGTACTAGTATTGGTTACACCAAACAACAAGAGTTTCATGATGAAGGAGATGTATGGGAAGAAGATGGTCGTAAATGGACCATTAAAAATGGTATAAAACAAAATGTTACAAAATTGGATAAAGCGAAAGCTCAAATCCATTTACCATTATTTTGCCCTGAATGCTCTAAAGTAATGAAACATCGTTATGATAAACAATTTTATATTCAATATAACAGATGCTTTGACTGCCAGATAGAATTTGAAGGCGCGATAAAAGCAAAAGGATTATGGGTTGAATATGAAAAAAATATATTAAATTCTGATATTGATAGTATAATTAAAGATTTCAATATTTGGATTGATGAAAAAATAGATACCAAAATGGAATCTTATATTACAGAGGCAGGAGATGTAGAATCATGGAATGGTTCAGATAAAGCACAATTATTAAAAAGTAAAGAACAAACAATAGAATATCTACAAAGTTTAAAAAAGTAATGGATATATTAACCGCAGTAATAGTCGCGTTTATAACAGCAGTAATTGGACCTGTAGTAATGACATGGGTTAAAACTAAATTAGAAAGAAAAAAGCATGATCCATTAGCTGAAGCTATTGAACATAACGCTTTAATTGATCATCAAGTTGATAGTTTATTTGATCAATTAGATTGTGATCGCATATGGATATCACAATTCCATAATGGTGGACATTTATATCCTACGGGTAAATCACTACAAAAATTTTCAATATTATATGAACGTGTAGGAGTTGATGTAGCATCTGTTAAAGAAGTATACCAAAATATTCCTACATCATTATTTAGTAAAGCATTTTCTACATTATATAGAGAAGGTGAAATTAATTTACCTCATTATGATGCTGATAAAGCTCAAAATTTATTCCCTGTGGATAAATCATGTGGTACTAAATCATTTTATGCTCTTGCTATACATGATTTACAAGATCAGTTTATAGGTGTGTTAGTTATTGATTATGTTAATGAAAATCATACATTAACACTAGAAGAATGGATATTTATAAGACAGAAGGTAGGTGCTATAGGTACACTACTAAGTAATTATTTAAAAAATAAAAAATAATGAGCAATTTCAATGTATACAAATATTTTAATAACCGTCGTTTAGTTGAAAATAATGAAATGATGGAAGAAGATATATTAAATCCTATAATTAAATTTGATATTAGTGAAAAACTATATAAAATATTAAAGGATAACCCAGACTTACTAGATACTAGTATGTCACAATTTCATATTAGAATTAATGACTTATTAAGTAAATAACATGGATGCAATTCAAAAAGAAGCTGAAAGAAAATTAGAAATTATCAAAGATAAAATTGATACTTACAATACACCTACAGTAAAATATTTCTTAAAACTTTATGCTAATGGCAAAACAGTGGATGAATTAGATCCAATGACTGATTTTGTTATTATTAATAAAATATTTAACACACCTCGATTAAAAGAACGCATTGATAATATATTAAATGAATTATTAATTGAAAAACTTTGCCCTAAAGGCGAAGCATATCGTCAACGTAGAATGGCAGCTGGCGAAAAGTCTTCAGCTTATTTGTCAGGTCGAGCTGTTAAGGTATGTAAAGGATTAATGTCAGGCAAGAAAAAATAATGGATAACTTAAAACGCTTAGTACAAGAATCACTACGTGACTGGTTTAAAAAAGAAAAATGGGTCCGTATAGATACACAGGGTAACATCGCAGGTGACTGTGGTACAATGCCTAAAGGTAAAGCAACACAACGTTGCTTACCATTAGCTAAAGCGAAACGCTTAACTAAAGCTGAACGTGCCGCAACAACTCGCAAAAAAATCGAGGGAGATAAAAAAGGTAAACAATTTGTACCTAACACAGAAAAAGCAAAAGTTAAGTTTAACAAATAACATATATTTATAATATATAACTATATAAAACATGAAACCAACATTAAATGAACAATTAGCTCGCATGCAAAAATTAGCGGGTATAATTAAAGAAAATCAAACAGAGTCATTATTTAAGTCATTATTTAAAGATAAAAAATTTAAAGGACTATCTCCATATTCTAAAGAAGAGGTAAAAAGTTACTTAAGTGTAGATGATGATTATGAAGATTGGGTAGAACTTGCTTTTACAAATGGATTTAAACTTGATGAGTTTGAAGATCAATGGTATGGCCCACTTAAAGAAAATAAAGAATCATATTACAAAGACGCTGAAAAAGATGACGCGGCACATATCGATGCTTTAGAAAAAGATATGAAAGATGACGCTAAAAAAACTAGTGAAGGTAAAATGACTAAATCTGATTTAAAAGCAAAAATCAAAGAAATGATTTTAGCTGAATTAAATGAAGATTCAGACAAAGATGTAAATATAACAGACGCAGACAGTGCTTATGATCCATTAGCTGAAGCTAAAAAAGATAAAGAAGTTGAAGACATAACAGTAGATGATACTGAAGTAGTTGACGCGCCTGCATCAGATATGATGGCTGGTGAATCAGCTGAAATATCAGGTATTCAATCTAACTTACAAGCAGCATATGCTGAAGCAAAAGCATTAGGTGATGAAAAATTAATCACTCAAATTGCTAATACAATTACTTATTTTACTAAAGCCCATATCTTAGATACAGCTCCAATTAATGAACAAATAAGTCCTGAAGCTATTGATAGAATGGAAGGATTAGCTAATATAAGACTTTTAAAAATGTTACATGATTCATTACGTATCTTAGGAACAGAATGGATGACAGAAGGATTTGAAAAAGAAGATGTAAAAGAATATATATCAAACTTTATAGATAATATCTAATATGAAACAAAGTATCACTGAAAAAACATTAACTCCGGCGGAATTAAAAAAACGTGAGGAAGTTGTTAAACAACTTAAATCAGAAAAATCATCATTAGTTAAACGCTATGGTAAAGATGCTGAAAAAGTAATGTATGGACGTGCTACTAATATAGCTAAAAAAACAGCAGAAAACATGAATAAAGATAAAGTACGTGAAATGATTAAGAAGACTCTTATGAGTCCAGTAGATGAGAAATTTTCAAAAGAATTTGATAATGATCCTGCTTTAAAAGGTAAACAAAAATCTTTACCTGATGCTTTACAAAAAGCCATTATCAAAAAATCAGCAAATGAAGATATTGATTTAGGTCATCAAGATGATGAACCAGATATGTTAAAAGCATCTGTTTATCGTATAGCTCAATACGCTGCTGGTTTATATAAAATGCTAGATAAGTATGATCAAATGGATCAAGAAGTTGATTTTCCTGATTGGTGGCAAGAAAAAATTCATCTAGCTGCTGATTATATGGATAAAGCTAAACATTATTTAGAATTTGAAGAAAAACAACCAGCATTAGATGCTATGATTCAAGAAGAATCTAAATTTTTTGCATCAAAAGCAAATATTAATCCTGAATTAGTACAAAAAGTAGAAGACTTTATTAGAGAAGTAGCTCAAGATTACGGTTACGGTGTTGATGATGCTTATTTTGCTATTATGCAGGTTCTTAAAGCTGGTTTAGTTAAAGAAGAAGTAAACGAAGAAGAAGCAGAAGCTAAAGACGCGGTAGATACAGTTACTATGGATGTACCTTTATTTATCCGTATGTTAGAATTTGCTCGTGAAGACGCTAAAGCAGATGTTGATTTACATGATGTAGCTGAAAAAGCTATTGAAATTAACAAAAGTAAAGAAACATTGTCAATGCAGGACTATGAAGATATTGTCCCGGCAATGGAAGAACCAATGGATGAAGGTTTACCTAAAGGATTTTGGAAAAAAGAAACAGCTAAATTAGATGAAACATTTGAAAAATTAGTTAATAAACTAAAAAAACAAGGCAAATCTGAAAAAGTAGCAACTGCAATTGCAGGTGCTGTATCACAATATAAAGCTAAAGGTGGAGGTAAAGGTCCAACAGCTAAACAAGCAGCTCGTTTAAAAGAAGAAAGAGGACTATAATGGTTAAAGAAGATTTTAAAAATAGAATACGTGCTATTGTAAAACAAGTTTACAAAGCCCAATCTAAAATAGATTTAGATGTTCCTAAAACAGATATTTCTTTAGATTTGGATAAGTTCCCTATTTTAGCTAAATTCCCATCATTACGTGATGCTATTATTCAATTACTAACAGTTCAATATAAAGATTTTGTTAGTGAAATACAATGGATAGCACCTAAACCAACAACATTTAAAATATTATTAGCAAATAATCAATTCTTTTACTTACTATATGATGATGTTACTTGGATTTGTAAATCAGAAGGTAAAAAATATTGGTTAAATGATATAAAGGACGAAGGTAGAGCAACAGAATCTATAGCTAGATTATTATCATATGGCGCTTCAAAAGATGCAAACGCATCATTTAAAGATTCAGGTGATGAAGCAGCTACAGAAGCTCCTGCTGAAGAACCAACTGTATAATTATGGATCCAATCGATAAATTTTTAAAACAATATTCTTATAAATTTCCTAAAGGATATCCTGACATGAAAAATGAACAGGATATTTTATTAATGGAAAAAATATTAAAAGAATTAAACGTAAATTTAAATGAAGCTGGTTCTTCTGAAATTTACAATAAAATAATAGAAAAAAAATTAGGTTCTTTTCCTCTTCCTGAAGGAAATTATAGACTAGGGGTTAATGTTAATTTAAGTGGTGAAGATGGTAAAATTTTTAAAGAATTATATCCAATATCACCACCAAAAAAAGGACAAGAAGACTCTGAAGTAGGTACTAAAGGATCAGGTAATGGTGAAATAGCCATGTATTGGTTATTAAGCAAAAATTATAATGTAGTTGATGGTCGTGGAGGTGGTAGTCCTGATTTATACGCTGATGGTATTGGAGTAGAAGTTAAAGCATACAATGCTAAAAAAATTACTTTAGGTAGATTTAGTTCAGACGCTAATAATTTAAGTTTATTAAATACATTATTTGGATTAAATTCATTAGTATCATCTTTAGAAAAAGATAGTGCTAAATCTAAAAAATCTAATCCATTAAGTTTTACTAGATCTGATATCATTGACGCATTTGAAAGTCTTAGAGATTTTAGCGCAAGTTCAGAATTAAGAGAATTATCATCTAGATATCAATTAATTAAAAATATATTTGATAAAGTAGATGAACTTATAAACAAATTAAATTTATCTAGTGATTTCTCAGTAGATGACGCGTCAGCTAACATGATTAAAAAAATCATATCTACTAAAATTAAAGAAAAACCAGGTGATGGTGGTTATATAGTTAATGTCACTGAAAATGGTGATATTAAATATACTCAAATTACTCAAGATAAATTATCAAAAGCAGACTCTAAAACAATATTAGATAACTCAGCTATTAATCAAGGAGCTATCATTATAGATCCTGAAGCTATATTTGGTTAATATTTATAATCATGAATAAACTAAAACAACTTATCTCAGAAACTTTACAAAATTACAAAGTAACTGACTCATGTAAATCTTGCAATACACCGCCTTTACTCATTGAGTCTAAGCAGTATAACATGGCTATATCTGAGGCAATGCGTTACCATATAGACAGTAAAATACAGCTTACTGAGAATATATACCGTCCGGGTAGTTTTGCTCATCAAAAATTATTGACTGAAGCAAGAATGTTGTGGAATAACAATATTATTGAGTTACAAGGTACTGATAAAAAATTATACGAAACTACAGATATCGGAAAATGGGCAAAATATGAAGGTGAATTTGTACCTTTAGATTTACCATTAATGGAAATATTAACTGAAGGAAGAGATGCAGTTTGTGCAACTTGTGGTGAACATGGGTATGATGAAGATTTAGATAGACCTTGTACTAATTGTGGAGATAATAATTGGTCAACTGATTATGAAGGTTTAGGAGATGAATTTGACCAAGTATATGAAGCTAAATATCAAGGTAAAGATGTAGATTTAGGAAAACCAAAACGTGGTGGTTCTAAAAAATTCTATGTTTATGTTAAAGATCCTAAAACTAAAAAAGTTAAAAAGGTATCATTTGGTATGGCTGGTGGAGCTTTAAGAGCAAAACTAAACAATCCTAAGGCACGTAAAGCATTTTCAGATAGAATGAATTGCCCACAAGCTAAAGATAAAACAACAGCACGTTACTGGTCATGTAGATTGCCTCGTTATGCAAACTTGTTAGGATTTAAAACTACTTTTACCGGTTTTTGGTAATACTTATAATTATGAAAAAATCAGAACTAAGACAACTTATTAAAGAAGAAATAAGTAAAATATTAAAAGAATCTATAGTAGATGATTTTAGAAAAGATGTTGAAGCAGCAGGAGTAAAATATGCTCATGTTAATGCAGACGGAAATGATAAAATTAAAATTTATTTAGACGATGAACCTAACAAAGAAATAAATATAATTAATAAAGTAGTTAGAACTAAATACCTTGGTAAATTAGCTAAAATGCGTTCTGAAGAAGACGTAGTAGTATTTAAAATAAAATAATTATGAAAAAATCAGAACTAAAACAACTTATTAGAGAAGAAATATCTAACATATTAAAAGAAAATACTAGAACTTCAGGTAATATTTTAATTCAAAAACTTACCCCTGAAATAGAAGATAAAATAAAGTATATTAAAAACAATTACCCAAATTTAGATTTTAAGTTAGTATCTAATAATAATTATTATGATGATAAAAGCTTAAAAGGAACATATACTTTTAGTTATCGTGGACCTGCAGATGAAGAGATGCAGAATTTAATAGATGATTTAAAATAATTATGAAAAAATCAGAACTAAAACAACTTATTAAAGAAGAATACGCATCATCAAAAAAGGTATTAGCCATTGGTGGTGTATTAGTTATCAATCCTCAAGTTGCTAAAATGAAATACATTTTATCTGACGTTAGAGCTGTTTTAGGTGTTACTATTGTTAATAATAAAGAATATCAATCAGGTAATCCATCATCAAAATATGAATACGCTTATTTAGATATTAAAATTGATCCATCACCATTCCCTAAAGGATTAAATGATACAGCTAATATTGTAACTAAAGTAGAAAAAGATATTAAATCAATTCGTGGTGTAGTTACTTTTAAATTAAAAGAAAAAGCACGTGATGTTAAAACCTGGACTATATCATAATGATTAAGTTAGTTGATATATTAAAAGAAATAACTGAAGGTGATCCTAAAGTAGGTACAGGTAAAAAACCTAAAGGATCAGGTCGTCGTTTATATACTGATGAAAATCCAAATGATACTGTTAGTATAAAATTTAAAACTGTTCAAGATATAAAAGATACTTTATCTAAATCATCATTTCAATCAAAACCACATAAAAGACAATCACAAATTATTAATTTAATTCATCAACGTGTTAGAGCCGCTTATGGTAAAGCAAAAGATCCTGAAGTAAAAGCACGCTTAAAAAAAGGATTAGAATACATCACAGCTAAAAAAGAAGCATCTAAAAAGAAAACAGAACGCTTGAATAAATTAAAAGAATTTAAAGATGTAAATGAAAAAAATGGTTTTGGAGGTCAAAGTAGATATAGAGCTATTGAAAAAAGAGGAGACAAATACTATTATATTCAAGATAATCCATTTGCTCCAGGTATTAGACAAGAATTTGGACCTTATAAAACTAAGGAACAAGCTAAAAAAAAGATGGGAACATTTCCTCCATCTCAAAACTATAGAGATTTAACACAAGAAACATCAGATCCACAATCTGGCAGATCAGCACCATATGGTTCAGGATATGCCCCATTTAAAAAAATGAAAAATGATTAATCTTATTCAATTACTAACTGAAGCAAAAGATACAAAATTTAAAGTACCTAAATTAAGTTATTCATACACTTCTCTTCAACCTTACATAGATAAGGAAACTATGGAAGAGCATTTTGATAAACATTTTAAAGGATACACAGATAAACTTAATGATGAATTAGATAAAAAATCTATTAAAGTAAATGCCGAAGATCAAATTCAAGCTATCCAAATTATATTAGGTAAATATCCTAAAAATGATATTATTAGAAATAATGGTGGTGGTTTTTATAATCATATTTTGTATTTTGAAAATATGACACCTGATTACAAAGCACCTTCAACAAATTTTAAAAACCTATTAGAAAAAAACTTTAACTCATTTTCCGAATTTAAAGAAAAATTTAAAGAAGCTGGTTTAAAACAATTTGGTTCAGGTTGGGTATTTTTAATCCAAAAAGGAAATAAATTAGTTATAGAATCTTATGCTAATCAAGATAATCCATATCTTAATAAAGATTTTAAAGGTAAAATTTTAATTGCTATGGATGTTTGGGAACATGCTTATTATTTAAAACACAAATCTCAAAGAAAAAATTATATTAATGATTTTTTTAGAGTAGTAGATTACAAAACCGCGGAAGAGAGATTAGAAATACAAAATAAATAATTAATAAAAAATAATATGTTAAACGCGGATATTCCAAGTTTTAAAGCTTTAGTTCGTAAATCATATTTTACTAAAAATAAAAAAGATTCAGAAGTATTTTTAAATGTTTATGTTTTTGGACTACAATCATGTTCCGGAAAAATATTAACATTTCATGTTATGACTGATGATGGAATGGTTAGAAATAGAGTTCCAATATCTGAAATCTACACTAAAATTCCAGAAAATGATATTCCATTTAATTTTAAACAATTATGGGATTGTTTTTCAGTTAATGTATCAGTTATAGAATATGATTTTTTATTATATCATAGAGCTCAAATTGTCTTAAGAGACGGAAGCAAAGTTTGGGGAACTTATATGTTTACTGTAGATTGGTATGATAATCCATATAGTGATGAACCATCAGACTATAAATGTGGACATATATTTAAGGCAGATGATGGATATTTATTGTGTCAACCAAATAATAGATTATTTTGGAAAGATTCAAATTGGGTAACTAAAAAATTACCTGAAGATTTAAAACAATTTAAAGTAGACACTGAATTACCATCAGTTGAAAACCAATCTGATAGATGGGTAACTGAAGATGGAGATTCATTTTATTATGATATGAATGAGGCCATATAAAGATATAGAAGTTACAGACAAATATATTATTCGTGAATTTAACGAAAATATAGACCCAATTGAACTAATGTGGCATCGTGATGATGAAGATAGAACAGTTGAAGTAATAGGTAAAACAAATTGGCAATTACAACTTGAAAACCAATTGCCAACTTCTATAAACCAACCAATATTTATACCAAGACATGAATGGCATAGAGCCATTAAAGGTACAGGTACTTTAAAATTAAAGATATATAAAAAATGAAACCAATATTAAACGAACAATTAGCTCGCATGCAAAAATTAGCGGGTATTATTACTGAAAACCAAATCAATAAAGAATCAAACTCATTTTACCAAAGTATGATGTCTGCTAACCCAGGATGGAATAGAGAAAAAGTTATGGATATGGTAAAAAATGAAGTTGATCCTGACGAAGAATTTGGTAATGAAGAACATCAAGAATACTTAGAAGATAGTGAAGCATATTTTGATATGTTACAAGCATCAGGGCCAACTGTAAAACCAGGTGATAAAGTTGAAGTATTTGATAGAATGAAACAAAAATTCATCCCAGGTAAAATTGTAAAAGCAACTAAATTAGAAGGAAATTTTATGTATAATGGAAATGTAGAACCTAATAATATTCCAGCATGGGAAATTTCAGATGTAGATGGTAGAAAAACATATTACCCTCAATATAGAGAAGGTGAAGCATTTAAAAAAATCTAAAAAATTTTTTAACATATAGACAGATTCATTGCCTGTCGACTAATAAAAATATTGTGAAGTAGTGGCTCACCCTAAAAAAAGGTGGGCCACCTTAGTTTGGCCTTTAAATAAAAATTAATTATATTAAAATATATGAAAAAAATTGTAATCGTTGGAGCCGGAGTAGCAGGCATTAATGCTGCAACTAAATTAGTAGATAATGGGTATGATGGTAATTTAATTACTATTATTGATATGGGTAAAGATCCATATAACCGCTTACCTGAAGAAGTAATGACAGGAATGTTAGGTGCGGGAGGTTGGTCAGACGGCAAACTAACTTACCATACAGCTATTGGTGGTCAGTTATCTAAGTATACAGGTGAGGAAAAAGCAATGGAATTAATGGATCAAGTTATTACCAATTTTAAACGTTTCCATCCTAAACCTGAAGAAGTACAATGTTCAAATCCAGAAGCTGAACCTGATTTTATTAAACCATATTTTGGTTTACGTTTATTTCCTGTATGGCACGTAGGTACAGATTATCTATCTGAAATTGCTAAAAATTGGTACGATTATTTAGTTGAGAAAGGTGTTAAATTTATTTGGAAATCTAAAGTTACAAGTATAGATTTTGATATTAATGAATTAAAGTATGAAGGTCCTCCAATTAGTGAGATAGTAAAAGTATTATCATATGATGAACTTATTTTTGCTGTAGGTAAATCAGGTATTGATTTTGCTCAAGAATTAGCCAACCAATATGAACTCCCAGACGAACCTAAATCAGTTCAAATAGGCTGTAGGTTCGAGGCACCACAACACCACTTCCAAAAACTAATTGACATTTCATATGACTTTAAGTTATATAGAAAATTTGATGATAAAGGTGTTTCATTACGTTCGTTTTGTACAAATAATAATGCAGCTTATGTTGCTGTAGAAGAAACATATGGTGATGTTACTTATAATGGTCACGCTAAAAAAGATCCTAAATATCTAAATGGAATGACTAATTTTGGTATTATTATGGAAATTAAGGATATTGAAGATCCATTTACTTGGTCTAGGGATGTTGTAAATAAATTACAATCAAATGGAACTGGTTTGTATTATAGTCCATCTCGTACACCATCTGATACATCAGAAAAAAATGTAGTAAGTTCAACTCCAATTAGTTTAGATACATTAACTAATGTTGTTAAACCAGTTATGGAAGGATATTTTAAATATATTGAAGATTTTATAGTAGATATGAAAAAAGTATTCCCAACATTAGGTGATGATTGGGGTATATATATTCCTGAAGTAAAGTATTTATCACCAGAACCATTAGTTGATTATACTAATTTAGCATTAACTAAATACCCAAATGTACATTTTGTTGGAGACGCATTAAGTGCAAGAGGTATAACAGTTAGTGGTGCTCATGGAATATATGTTGCTGAATCGTTATTAAAATAATATGAAAACATTAGTAATATCTGACCTACATATAGGTTCTAAAGGTTGTAATACTAAAGCCATCATAAATCTACTTAAAACTGAGGAATATGATCGCTTAATATTAGTAGGCGATATTATTGATGGTTGGTTATTTCAACGATATAAGAAGTTTAGTGAGGATCATAACAGAGTAATACGTAACTTATTTAAAATATCTAAAGAAAAAGAAATTATTTGGATATCAGGTAATCATGATGAATTCTTAAGAAAATATACACCTATGCAATTAGGTAATATTAAAATAGTAGATGAATTTACTGAAGGTGGTATTTGGTTTTGTCATGGAGACAAATATGATGGTATTGTTAAAATGCATTGGTTAGGTATGTTAGGTTCAATTGGTTATGATGCTGCTATTGTTATTGATAGACTATTAAAAAAAATTAATAAGAAAACAAGTTTATCTAAGTATTTAAAAGATAATGTTAAAGCTGCTGTTTCATTTATGATTGATTTTGAACAGGAAATGGTTAGACAAGCTAAAAAACGAAACTGCCATACTGTTATTTGTGGACATATTCATACACCAATAGACAAAACTATAGATGGTATTAGATATATCAACACAGGTGATTGGATTGAAAACCAATCATATGTAATATATGAATTATCTAATTATGAAATAGGTAGTGGAACATTAAAATTGTACAAATAAGTTTGACCTCCCGCTGATTTGATGTTATATTTAATTATATGGAAAATAAAAAATTTGAACCAACTAAAAAATTAACTAAAGCAGACGGAACAATCGCATACGTTTGGGAAGGTAAGTATCATAACTGGGATGGACCAGCGTTAATACCTCAAGGTGAAAGAAAAAAACGTGAGTATTATTTATATGGTATTAAGTACACTGAAAAATCATGGAAAGAACATTGTAAACAACGTGAAGGTTTACCATGGTTCAAATCACCAGCCGGTAAAGCAGCAGGTGCTAGAGTTTAAACAAATTAATTACAACTTGGTCTTGTTAGAGACTTTATATACATTATAATATATGAAAATAGGTTTTTGTGGAACAATGAGTGTTGGTAAAACAACATTAGTAAAATCATTAGGTGAATTACCTGAATTTAAAGACTACTATGTTACAACTGAACGTAGTAAATATTTAAAGGATTTAGGTATTCCATTAAATACTGATAGTACTTTAAATGGTCAAACTATATTTTTAGCAGAACGTGTTAGTGAATTAATGCGTCCTAAATTAATTACTGATAGAACAGTTATTGATGTTATAGCATTTGCTAAATGTGCTAAATCTATTAATGTTTTAGATAAAGAAGCATTTGAAGATTATGCTAAGTTGTTTATTAGTCAATATGATTATATATTTTATGTAAATCCTATTGGAACTATGATGGAAGATAATGGTGTACGTGAAACTGATGTTGAGTTTAGATCAACAATTGATTTCTTTATTCAAAGAATTGCTGATAGATATTCATATCGTATGAAAAAATTTGTAGAAATTAGCGGTTCTAACGAAGAACGTATTAAAAAAATTAAAGAGACAATATTTTCATAATATTTATCAGAAAAATATAACATGAAAATCAAAGAATTTAAATCTTTTATACGTGAGGAAATTATCGCTACATTATCTGAAGATACAATTGATGTACCTAATCCAAATACATTGACTCCTGATCAAAAACGGACTTTAATTAATACTGCTAAAACTAAAACAAAAAATCCTTCATTAGGGACACCATCAAATCCTGTTGATTTTGTTGAAGAAGAATTAGATGAAATGGCTCGTGCTAAAGTATCTTATATCTTAAATAAAGAAATGAAAGATGAATTAGCTTCATTAATCGAAAAAGCTAAAGGTAATGTTAAAAAAGCATTAGAATATCTTTTAGATAAAGGTGAAATGTCAGTTGCTGATGTAGCTAAAGAATTTGGTTTAGCTGATACAGCTAGTATTAACAATCCTAAATTCAGAGAATTAATGGGTATGTTAAAAGATAAAGGTGTAGTATCAATGGCTGGAATACCAACAGCACCTAAAGCAGCTACTGCAAAACCATCTAAAGAAAAAATAGAAAAAGCAGTTAAAGCGGTAGAAAAAGATATGGAGACAGGTGAAGAAGAAGCAGATGACTACTATAAAGCAGGTGACGAAGATTCAGCACCAGAAGAATCAGATATTGATAAACAAGCAGCTAAAGCAGCTACTAAATTAACTAAACGTACTTCTAAATTAGATAAAGTATTAAAAGGTTTAATTCAAGTAGAAAAAGAAATGAAAGAATTAGCTGGTGAATATAAAAATGCTGAAGGTGAAGAAAAAGCAAATATCATTGCTAAATTAAAAGAAAAAACAGCACAAAAGAAAGAATTAGAAGCATTAAAAGATAAATTCGAATTTGATGTGGTATAAAGAAATTATAAAGTTTCTAGGATACGTAGGATTAGTGTTATTAATTGTAAATATTCTTAACATTAATCCTAATTTCCGTTTGGGTAAAGAAAATGAAGCTTTAAATAATAAAATAGATTCATTACAAGCAAATATTGACTCTACTAAAATTAAAATCACCCAATTAGATTCAGTTGCTACTGTTTATAAAAAACAAGTAGCAGAAGATAAAATTAAATTATCAGGTTTAAAACATAAAGCCGATTTATATAAAACTAAATACAATGAAGAACATAATCGTATTACTAACTTGTCTAATGATGCCCTTGTTAGTGAGTTCACAAATGCTTTCGACTGAGGATTTAGTCACAGTTCCTTCTAAAACATTAAAAAACGCTTTAATTGTAAAAAATGAACGTGATTTTCTTAAAAATCAAATTACAGTAGTTAGAGATTCAGTTAATATTTTAGTTACAATAGCAAATAATCAAGATTCTATTATAAAAACTCAAGACACATCTATTTCATTATATAAAAAAATTGATATAGATCGTCAAAAACAATTAGAGTATAAAGATAGTATTATCAATAATTACCAAAAACAAATAAAAAAAATCAAATTAAAGTTTATAGTTAGTTCTGTTGCTTTAATTGGTATTTTACTAGTTATATGAGTCAAGACTTACGTGAAGTTATAAGACAGGAATATGTAAAATGTGCCTCTGATCCGGCTCATTTTATGAAGAAATACTGTCATATTCAACATCCTCAAAGAGGAAGAATCATATTCAATCTATATCCATTCCAGGATAAAGTATTAAATTTATGGAAAGATAATCCATACAGTATAGTACTTAAATCAAGACAATTAGGTATTTCAACACTATCAGCTGGTTATTCTTTATGGTTAATGTTATTCCATAAAGATAAAAACGTGTTATGTATCGCTACAAAGCAAGAAACCGCTAAAAACATGGTAACTAAGGTAAAATTCATGTATGAAAATTTACCATCATGGTTAAAAGTAAATGCTGAAGAAAATAATAAACTTACATTACGATTAAATAACGGATCTCAGATCAAAGCAGTATCAGCAGCAGGTGATGCTGGTAGATCTGAAGCAGTATCTTTGCTATTAATTGACGAGGCTGCTTTTATTGACGGTATTGATACAATTTGGGCTTCTGCTCAACAAACCTTAGCTACGGGTGGTGGTGCTATTGTATTATCTACTCCTTATGGTACGGGTAACTGGTTTCATCAAACATGGGTTAAGGCTGAAGCTAATCAAAATGATTTCTTGCCTATTAAATTACCTTGGTATGTCCATCCTGAAAGAAATGAAGCATGGAGAAAACGACAAGATGATTTATTAGGTGATCCTAGATTAGCAGCACAAGAGTGTGATTGCGATTTTAGTACATCAGGTGATACAGTATTCTATTCAGAATGGATTGAATTTATATCTCAAACTACAATAAAAGAACCGCTAGAACGCCGTGGAGTTGACCGTAACTTATGGATATGGGAACCGGCGGACTATACTCAATCATATATGGTTATAGCCGATGTAGCGCGAGGTGACGGCAAGGATTTCTCAGCAGCTCATGTTATTCATATTGAATCAAATACACAAGTTGCAGAATATAAAGGTCAATTACCACCTAAAGAATTCGGATTTTTCTTAGTTGGTTTAGCCACAGAATATAATCAAGCCTTATTAGTAGTAGAAAATGCTAATATTGGTTGGTCAGCATTAGATGCAATTCAAGAACGTGGATATAAAAATTTATATTACTCACCTAAAAGTGAAGCCGGAAATAATTCAGATGCTTATTTTGACCAGTATATGGACAATTCAAAATTAGTACCTGGTTTTACAACATCAATGAAAACTCGTCCTTTAGTAATTAATAAATTTAGAGAGTACATAGGCGATAAAAGTGTTGTTATTCAATCTAAACGTTTACTAGAAGAAATGAAAGTATTCATTTGGAAAAATGGTCGTGCTGAAGCACAATCAGGATACAATGACGACTTAATTATGAGTTTTGCAATTGGAATGTATTTAAGAGATACATCATTAAGATTTAAATCACAAAATCTAGAAATGTCTAGAGCTACATTAAGTAATATGACTGTTAACAGAACAGGATTTACAGGTGCTTATGGTTCTAGTGTTCCTAACCCATATAGTATACAAAACGGAATGGGTGGAAACGAAGATATTAGTTGGTTAATACGATAATATTTATAATTAATAACATATAATAAAATGGCAGACAAAGGCTTATTTTCACGATTACAACGACTGTTCTCTACTGATGTAGTGATGAGAAATCAGGGTGGTAATCAATTAAAAGTGATGGACGTTAACACCATTCAACAAACTGGTGATATCGCTACTAACTCATTAATGGATAGATACAATAGAATTTATTCAACTAATGCATCATCACTTTATGGACAACAATTAAATTTAAATTACCAATACTTACGTACCCAATTATATTCAGACTATGATATCATGGATCAGGATGCAATTGTGGGTTCAGCATTAGATATTGTAGCTGATGAATCTACATTAAAAGATGATATGGGTGAAGTATTATCTATTCGTTCATCAGACGAAAATATTCAAAGAATTTTATATAATTTATTTTATGATGTATTAAACATTGAATTTAATTTATGGTCTTGGATTCGTCAAATGTGTAAATATGGTGACTTTTTCTTAAGATTAGAAATCGCTGAAAAATTTGGTGTATATAATGTTATTCCATATACAGCATATCATATTGAAAGACAAGAAAATTATGATAAAGACAAACCAGCTTCAGTTCGTTTCCAATTTAGACCAGAAGGATTTTTATCAGGTGATGGTTATTATAACACACCTAATTTAGGTCGTCAAAACGAACCAGGTATTTTCTTTGAAAATTATGAGGTGGCTCACTTTAGATTAATTACAGATGTTAACTATTTACCATATGGTAGATCTTATCTAGAACCAGCTCGTCGTTTATATAAACAATACGCTTTAATGGAAGATGCGATGTTAATCCATCGTGTAGTTCGTTCACCAGAAAAACGTACTTTCTTTATTAATGTTGGTTCTATTCCACCTAATGAAGTTGAAGCATTTATGCAGAAAACTATTAGTTCAATGAAACGTACTCCGTTAATGGATCAAAAGACAGGTGAATATAATGTTAAATATAACATGCAAAACTTACTAGAAGATTTTTACATTCCAGTAAGAGGTAATGACCAAGCAACACGTATTGAAAATACTAAAGGTTTAGATTATGATGGTATTCAAGATGTCGCATATTTAAGAGATAAGTTATTTGCAGCATTAAAAGTACCTAAAGCATTTTTAGGTTATGATAAAGACTTACAAGGTAAAGCAACATTAGCAGCAGAAGATATTCGTTTTGCTCGTACAATTGATCGTATTCAACGTATTACATTATCAGAATTATATAAAATTGCATTAGTACATTTATATGTTCAAGGTTATACTAACGAAGAATTAACTAACTTTGAGTTATCATTAACTACACCGTCTATTATATACGATCAAGAACGTATCATGTTAATGAAGGAAAAAGTTGATTTAGCTAAAAATATTATTGAAACTAAATTAATGCCTACTGATTGGGTTTATGACAATGTATTCAGATTCTCTGAAGATTCATATGATGAATATAGAGATATGATGATTGAAGATGCAAAACGTGAATTTAGAATCGCTCAAATTAGAGAAGAAGGTAATGATCCAGTAGAAACAGGTAAATCATACGGTACACCACATGATTTAGCTAGTTTATATAGTAAAAACGGTGGACCAGAAGGTGAATTGCCACCAGGATATAATAATGACACACAATTAGGTCGTCCAAAAGAAAAAGTATCTAATATTAATACACAAGACAGCGCGTTAGGTCGTGATAGATTAGGTGTTAAAGATATGAAATCTGATGACCAACCAGGATATGGTAAGTCAACATCTAAACCGTTTGCTTTAGAAAACGCTAAATCAGCTTTTGCAAGAAATAAACGTTTGTTTGAACAAGTTGATAAAAAATTAGTATTTAGTCAAGAAAAACCAGGAGATTCGCTATTAGATGAATCCCAAATTAGAGAGTAATAATCCTTATATATTTATAATAAAACACTTTAGGAATGATTGTTAAACATTCAAAATACAAGAATACTGGCATTTTATTTGAACTTTTAGTCAGACAAATTACGTCTGATACATTGTCAGGTGTAGACTCAAAGGCAGCAACTATTTTAAAAAAACACTTTGTTAAAACAGAGTTAGGAAAAGAGTATAAGTTATACGAAACATTGTTAAACAACATTAAGTTAAGCGAAGGTAAAGCTGATATTATTATCAATACTTTATTAGAAAGTGCTAAATACTTAAACAAATCAGCATTACGTCGTCAAAAATATAATTTAATTAAAGAAATTAAAGCAAATTATGATGTTGATGAATTTTTCAAAACTAAATTACCTAACTACAAAACCCAAGCCGCGTTCTATACATTATTAGAAATGTATGATGGTGTTAACCAACCAGAACCCAATCAAGTAATCTCAAATAAATTAATTATATTAGAATATCTAACTTCAGCACCAATTACAACAGTTGCTAAAGATACATTAATGGAAGAATTTAAGTCATACGATAAAGATATTCGTATGTTAACTTATAGATCATTATTAGAAAAATTTAATTCTAAATATGCTAATTTAAATGAAGGACAAAAATCAGTATTAAAAGAATTTATCAACAGTGTTGATAATCCATCTAAATTAAAAGATTTTTACAATACTAAAATAACAGAAATTAAATCTGACTTAACTAAATTAAATAAAAAAGTTAAAGACAAGACAACTCAAATTAAAATTAATGAGGTGTCTAATATTTTAGTTACATTAGATAAAAATGATAAAATTAGTAATGATGATATGACTAATTTACTTCATTACTATGAATTATTAGAAGAATTACGTAAAGTAAATGGATAAGTTAAAAAGTATTATTAAAGATACATTAAAAAAAATATCTGAAGAATCAGGTACAGGAGGTGGAGCATCAGCTGGAGCTTTTAGTCCAGGTGAAGGGCCACAAACAGCAACAAAAGCAGGAACAGATGCTGCTTATAAAAAAAATACTAATTCTAAAGGTACAACAAATAATTATTATTATAAACTAGGTTACAAACCTGTTAATCAAAAAAAACTGAATAAACAGGCAAAAGGAATTATAGTTAAACAAATGTGGAAAGAGAATGTAAACGAAGCACAATTAGATGTTGACGCTTATATTGATTCTTTAAACATAGATAAACCAGAATTAAAAACATTTATCAAATCTAGATTAGAAGGATTTGATACTTTAGAACAAAAATTAAACGAATTATTACCATTATTACAAAACGCAAAACAAAGAACATTAGATTATTATAAAAATAAACCTAATTTTAGTGTGTTATATGGTACTGATTTAGCAAACGATTATTTAAACGACTTAATAAGCTTATTTAAAAACTAATATGGCAAATATACCAGCTAATGCAACCGCTGTATCAAGACAAGCAGGACAAACAATAACAGGCTCATTTGCTGGTTTTGTTGGATGTTCAAATACTGTAAATAATTATATTCACTTTACAAGTCTTAAAGATGCTAATGGAGTAGAGTTAGTAGTTTCAGGATCACCAGCAGCTTTATATCTTAAAGAAGGTGTTGTATATCCAATATTTGTTACTAGTGCCTCATTAGATGCTACAAGTGCTAACGTCGTTTTCTTTACATAAAAATTATAATAATGGCAAATATACCCGCAAACCCAACAGTAGTATCTATAAGACAAGGTCAATCAGTGACTGGTTCTTTTGCTGGATTCACAGTAGCAGCAACCACAGCAGGATCATATGCTGTTTTTACAGGTCTTAAAGACGCAAATGGAGTAGAATTATGTATATCTGGTTCACCAGCTACATTAAGATTTCTTGAAGGAGCAACTTATCCTATATTCGTAACTAGTGCTTCATTAGCAGCTGCTAGTGCTAACGTTTTATTTTACACATAATAACTCATTATAAATGAAAACATTACAAGAACAATACATTCTTATTAAAGAAGGAAAAGGAAATAAAGATCATTTCTTAAAACAAGCTAAAACTTTATTTCCAGAATATATCAATCAATATTCTGATTACAATACAACTGTTAAAGTACTTAAATCAAAAAGTATTTTAAGTGAAGGTATTGGTGGATTTATTAATCATAAACCATCACCATCATGGTTAGAAATATTTAGAGAAAACACAAATGAAGAAGCTAACATATTAGGAACTCCAATGAGTGATTTATCATTTGGTTCTAAAGTTAAAGTTGGTGATGAAGCTATGATAGGTGATGATAAAGTAACTATTACTTTAGTTGATAAAGTAAATGGTAAAATTAAACAAATTAAAGGCGAAACAGAAGATGGTAGAGAGTTATTTGTAACTAAACCAATGTTGTTAAGACCAGTTAAAGAAGAAACTTTATCAGAAGTTATTGGTGTTAAAAAGAAAAAAACATATGGTGATTATGATGAGTTTGAAAAACCATCTAAAGAAGTAGCTGATGCTTTAGCTCATCAATATGATAATGAAGATAAGAAAAATATTGATAATGTTTATGGTACCTCTTTCTTAAATGGTTATTATGCTGAAATGAAAGATCCTAAAAATAAAGACAAATCAGTTGATGAATTAAAACAAATTGTACTTAAAAACATGGTTAAAGACATAAACTATTATGCTAAAAATGCTATGTTTGGAACTAAAGGAGTAGGATTTAAAACTGAAAAAGAAACAATTACCCCTAAAGGTAAATATAAATCAAGTGGATACGGTGATTTAGATAAAAAATAAAATAATGAGACAAGTATTAATTGAAACACAATTATTTTCTCCTAAAGCTGTTAGGTTAACTGAAGGAACTAATCCTGGAGGTAACATATTAGTAGAAGGTGTATTAGCTACCGCCGAAGTAAAAAACGGTAATGGTAGATATTACGCTAAAGAATTATGGGAACGTGAAATGAATCGCTATATGGAATCTGTTCGTGAAAACAGAGCATTAGGCGAATTAGATCATCCGGATTCTTCAGTTATCAACTTAAAAAATGTTTCACATAATATTAAAAAATGCTGGTGGGATGGAGATAATGTAATGGGTTTAATTGAAATTTTACCTACTCCATCAGGCAACATTTTAAAAGCATTAATTGAAAGTGGCATCACAGTAGGTGTATCATCAAGAGGAATGGGTTCATTAGAACAAAGAGGTAATGTAATGGAAGTACAAGAAGACTTTGAATTACTATGTTGGGATTTTGTTTCAACACCTTCTAACCCAGGTTCATGGATGCAACCAACTAACTTAAATGAATCATATATTCCTAGTACAAATCAATATGGTAAAATTAATTCAATTATTACTGATATTTTATGTGCTAACGGGTCATGTCCTTTATTTTAAATAAACCCCTCTATTAATAGTATTATTAGACCGATGCCTCTCTAAAAAAGAGGCATTTCTTTTTTACTTCTGTGTATTTTAAGAAAATCCGGACATATGTATATTAGAATATACTGCCCGCAATCGCATTTGCAGTATCTATAATTAACAATTCTATTACACTTCAAATAAGTGTATTTCCCAAACAAAATTTTAGGACAAATGAGTAAAAACAGAGATTTGCTTAAAGAAGCAATCGAAGATGCTAAAGTTGTTAAAGAAACAGCAATAGCAAGCGCAAAAGCTGCTCTTGAAGAACATTTTACTCCACAATTAAAATCTATGCTATCAGCTAAACTTGCAGAAATGGAAGAAATGGATATGGAAGAAGCAGAAATGGAAGATATGGAAGAAATGTATTCTAAAGAACAAGAAAACTTAATGGGCTACAAAGAAGTCAAAGAAGAAGAAGGTTTAATTAATGACCCTAAAGGTCCAACAGCTCATGGTAATGTAGCTGAAGAAGAATTAGATGAACTTAATCTTGATGAATTATTAGCTGAGTTAGAAGCAGACATGGAAGAATCAAAAGATGAAGACATGAATGAGGCTAAAGAAGACGAAGACAAAAAAGATCTTAATGAAGCTGAAGGTGAAGAAGAAGTTGAAACTGAAGAAGAAATCAACATCGAAGACATGACTGAAGAAGAATTAAAATCATTTATTGAGGACGTAATTAAAGACATGGTTGAAGCTGGTGAATTAGAAGCTGGTGAAGGCATGGAAGGTGAAGAAGAAGGCGAAGAAATGGAAAGTGAAGAAGAAGAAATTTCAATTGATGAAATTTTAGCTGAAATCGAATTAGATGAAGCTAAGAAAAAAGGTGACAAAGAAGACAAAAAAGACAAAGAAGAAATAACTAAACTTAAAAAAGAGTTAGAAGAAGCTATGTCAACTATTGCTACTATGAGAACTGACATCAATGAAGTTAATTTGTTAAATGCAAAATTACTTTACACTAACAAAATTTTCAAAGCTAAAAACTTAACCGAATCACAAAAAGTAAAGGTTTTAAATGCATTTGATAAAGCATCAACAGTAAAAGAAACTAAATTAGTATTCGAAACATTATCAGAAGGTTTAAAAGAAACTTCTAAATCACATGTTAACGAATCATTAAAAACTAGTTTAGCATCTAAAACAACAGGTATTATGCCAACAGCAAAAACATCTATTGTAGAAGTTAATGACACATTCACAAGAATGCAAAAAATAGCAGGAATTATTAAATAATCAATTTAAAAAAAATTTTAAAAAAATGAGTACAATTCAATCATTATTAGAATCAGCTAATCCTTGGAAATCACTCCAAAGCGATGCAGCTAAATTGTCTTCTAAATGGAACAAAACGGGTCTATTAGAAGGCTTAACAAATGTAGAGGCAAACAACATGTCTTTATTATTAGAAAACCAAGCTAAGCAATTAGTTATGGAACAATCAGATACAGGTGGTGGTTCATCAGCAGGTTCATTCTCTGTTGGTCAATCAGAAAACTGGGCTGGTATCGCTTTACCTTTAGTACGTAAAGTATTTGCTCAAATTGCAGCAAAAGAATTTGTTTCAGTTCAGCCAATGTCAATGCCTTCAGGTCTTGTGTTCTTCTTAGATTTCCAATACGGAACAGCTAAAGATCCATTTTCAGTAGGTGGTTCATTGTATGGTAACAGAAACGCAACAGGTGAATTCCCGTTTGCTACTCCAGCTCCAGCAGGTGGTTTGTACGGAACAGGTCGTTTTACTTACTCTACCAACCAATTCTCATCATCAGCTATTACAATCCAAACTGGTTCACTTATTGTTTCAGGTACATTAGCTACAACTAACTTTGATTCAGATTACTCAGCTTCAGTTGCTGCAGGTCAAATCAAAGCAATTACTTTAGTTAGTGCTTCTACAAACATCCCTAACTTTGATATGGATGCTGTTAGAGGTTTCATTATCTTGTCAGGTTCAGCAATTACAGCTGCTAACAACTTACAACAATTTACTACATTTGATTACACTAACAATACAATTACATTCTTTGTAAGTGCTTCAACAGCTACAATCGCTCCAGCAGGTGCTTATACAATTGAGTATAACAAAGCTACTCAAATGAGTCCGTATAATGTAGGTGATTTTGAAGATTCGTCTTCATTCGCAGTTCCAAACGCGGCATCAAACACTACTATCGTTATCCCTGAGATCAACGTGAAAATGCAATCACAAGCCATCACTGCTAAAACCAAGAAATTGAAAGCAGTATGGACACCTGAATTCTCACAAGATTTAGCTGCTTACCAAAATATCGATGCTGAAGCTGAAGTAACAAACATCATGTCTGAGTACATTTCAATGGAAATTGACCTTGAAATCTTAGATATGTTGATCGAAGACGCAGCAGCAGGTACTGAATATTGGTCAACAATCAACAACAACGTTTACAATCCAGGTACAGGTACTTTCTCAACTGGTGGTTCAGCGTTCTACAACACACAAGGCCAATGGTTCCAAACTTTAGGAACTAAAATCCAAAAATTAAGCAACAAAATTCACCAATTAACTTTAAGAGGTGGTGCTAACTTTATTGTTACATCTCCAACTGTAGCTACAGTATTAGAATCAATCCCAGGATTTGCTTCTACTAACAATGGTGATGCTGCTCAAATGGAATACGCTTTCGGTGTACAAAAAGCAGGTCAATTAAATGGCCGTTACACAGTTTACAAAAACCCTTACATGACTGAAAACATCATGTTATTAGGTTACAGAGGTTCACAATTCTTAGAAGCTGGTGCTGTATTTGCTCCATATGTTCCATTAATTATGACTCCACTTGTGTACGACCCAGATACATTTACACCACGTAAAGGTCTATTGACTCGTTACGCTAAGAAAATGTTAAGACCAGAATTTTATGGTAAGATCTACATCCAAGGATTAAACACTATCTAATTCTAAATTAATAGAATAAAAAGAAGGGACTCGCATAGCGAGTCCTTTTTTTGTTTATATTTATTAGAAACTAATAAGTTTTATGAGTGGAAAATTCACAATAATACCGCTTAATATCAATTTTAATATTAATATATACAATTATATTATCTCTTATTTACCCGCTGTATTAGACGGGCTAATCAACAAATCAACAATTTTATTTACTAAACAACTGTATTATGAGTTCAAATCATCATGAGGACGAGATCTTCACGGAAAAACGCAAACCCAAAAATCCAATTAAATTTAAAATTCAATTAAACGAAGAACAGAAACAAGCAAAGGAAAAAATTTTAAATAATACAGTTACATTATTAGCTGGTTCAGCCGGTTCAGGTAAAACCTTATTAGCATGCCAAATAGCATTAGAAAAGCTATTTATAAAAGAAGTAGAAAAAGTAATTATTACTAGACCTACAGTATCAAAAGAAGAAATTGGCTTTTTACCAGGTGACTTAAGAGAAAAAATGGATCCTTGGGTTCAACCAATTTATCAAAACATGTTTTTATTATATGATAAAGTTGCTATAGAAAAACATATTAATGAAGGTAATATAGAAATTGTACCTGTATCATTTATGCGTGGTAGAACATTTGTTAACTCAATTGTTATTGTAGATGAAGCTCAAAACGTAACACATGAACAAATGGAAATGATAGTTACTCGTATTGGTATTGATTCTAAAATGATAATATGTGGTGATGATAATCAAGTAGATTTAAAAAATAAACGTGACTCTGGATTTAAATTCTTATATACAGCTGCTTCAAAAATTAAAAATTTGATTGGTATTAAATTAACTACTAATCATAGAAATCCGATAGTTGAAGATTTAATTGAATTATATAATGATGCTTACGAAAGAGGTATGACTAATATTAAACTTAAATAATAGGAACCATATTTTTTCGATATTTATAATTAAAAGGCATGGCAACTTTCACTTCCCAAATATTTGAAATTTTAACTTTAAATGGAGATAATGTAGGATCTTCTGTTACTAACACTATTAACAATGTTAATTTTGTAGATAACAGAATTCTTAGTATACCTACAGGTTCAGTTACTACATTATTCTCAATGGACTCAGTACCTGGTGCTGGAACATTTGTAACAAGTAGTATTCAATACATTAGAGTAACTAATAATTCAACTGTAGCTCCAGTTAAATTAATCATATCTTCTTCAACAGAAGCAATGAGTTATTTAATTTCTACTGGTAGTTCATATATGATATCAACAAGTAAAATGACTGGTAGTGAAAGTGGTTTTAATTTTAGTGATATTAAATCTGTGAAAGCTCAACCTACAGGAAGTGCTGCATCAATAGAATATTACATTGTAACTACTTAATAAAATAATATGAATATACCTATTTGGCCTGGTTCTAGTTCATTTGCTCAAGTATCAGCATCTTATTATACTACTCCATCATCAGGAATCCCTCCTACTCCGTTTGGATTTTATGATAATGAAGCTCAATTTAAAACAGATGCTGATAGTGTAGCTATGTTTGTTACTCGTAGATTAGGATATCCTATTATGGGTATTGAACTTCAAGATATTAACATATATGCTGCTTTTGAAGAAGCAGTTACTACATATGGAAATGAATTATATGCTTTTTTAACTAGAGATAATTATCTTTCATTTGAAGGAGCTTCAACATCTATTGATGCTGATAATGCTTTAATTACACCATCAATGGCTAATATTGTTAGATTATCTGAACAATATGGAGAAGAAGCTGGTTCAGGAGGTAATGTAACTTGGAGAAAAGGTAGATTAACTTTAACTCCTGGAGTACAAAGATATGATTTAAAGGCTTGGGCTGAATCTCAAGGTATTGTAGGTGGAATTGAAATTAAAAGAGTATTCTATCAACCACCACCAGCAGTATCTCAAATGTTTGCTCCTTTCTTAGGGACATTAGCAGGAGGTTTAGGTGGTGTACCAGCAGCAGGTGCTTATGGTTTAGGAATGGGTTATACAAATTATTTAATGATGCCTACAAGTTTTACAGCTCAAACTATCCAAGCTATTGAGATGCAAAATACTATAACATTATCTAATTATACCTTTGAAATTACAAACAATGTAATATCTGTATTCCCAGTACCAGGAACTGGATTTTTCAATGAAGAAATTGACCCTAGTTTAGATTATGGAATGTATTTAAATTTTGAATACATTGTATTACAAGAAAGATTAGATTCAGCTTTTGGAGATGGTACAAATAAAATTACTAATACATCAAATGTACCTTACACTAATCCAAATTATAATAAACTTAATTCAGTAGGTAGAAGTTGGATATATGAATACACTTTAGCATTAACTAAAGAAATATTAGGATATGTTAGAGGAAAATATAGTACTGTTCCTATTCCTAATGCTGAAGTAACTTTAAATCAACAAGATTTATTAGCTTCAGCTACAGCAACTAAAGACGCTTTAATTTTAAGATTAAGAGAATATTTTGATCAAACTTCTCGTCAAGCATTACTTGAAAGAAGAGCAGCTGAATCAGCTGCACGTGTAACAGAAATAAATCAAGTACCAATGGTAATTTATATAGCATAAAAAATGGCATTATTTGGAAGTACAAGAGATGTTTCAGCTTTAAGATATATTAATAGAGAATTAATGGGTAATGTTATTACTCAACAGGTTGCTTACTATAAGTATAACTTAGGTCAAACTAGAGTTAATATGTATGGTGAAAATGTAGAAGGTAAATTTTATATAGGACCTGTTTTATTAAATTGTTTAATTGAAAGAAATGACCAAGCATTCCCTACAAGTGATTTAGGTCCTGATTTAGTTTGGGGTATAAAAGCAGCATTCTTAAAAGATGATTTATTAAATAAAAATTATGATTATAATATTGATACTGAATTTTATGGAGCTAATTTAGTACCACAAGTAGGAGATATTATTTTATTCCAAAATGGTTATTTTGAAGTAGATAATGTAATTATGAATCAACAATTTGTAGGTAAAGATCCTGATTATCCATATGATGTAAATCCTTTAAACCCAGGATTACAAAACTTTGGTTGGGATCAATCAGTTGTTTGTGATTGTCATTATGTACCACAAGATAGAGTAAATATAACTAAAGCAAGATTATAATGGCTGGAAGAATACCTATACCTAAAACACAAAAACAAATACTTGTAGATCAACAAGTACCTTTTGATGTTGAAAGAGGTAACCCTAATAAATCTAATAATCCTAATAGAGGTACACAAACTTCATTTAGGAATGATGATACTAAACCTTTTAGTATTGGTCTTGAAGATATTGATGGAGCTATTATGTATTACTTTCAAAATGTTATTAGACCTTATGTAGTACAAAATGAAGAAAGAATAGAAGTTCCTGTTATATATGGTTCACCTGAAAAATGGAAATCATATCAAAAAGATGGATATTATAGAGATGTAAATGGCGCTATTATGGCTCCACTTATTATGTTTAAAAGAGATAGTATAGAAAAAAATAGAACTATAGCTAACAAATTAGACGCTAATAAACCTAATAACTATACAGTAACAGAAAAACAATATTCTCCAAATAATGTATATAGTAATTTTAATGTTTTAACTAACAGAAGACCAGTTACTACATATTATGCTTCAGTAGTACCTGATTATTTAACATTAACTTATAGTTGTGTAGTATTTACTTACTATGTAGAACAATTAAACAAAATAGTAGAAGCAATTGAATACGCTTCTGATGCATACTGGGGCAACCCAGAACAATTCCAATTCCAAACTCGTATTGATACATTTAATACAGTAACAGAATTACAAAATACTGCTGAACGATTAGTTAGAAGTACTTTTAATATTAAAGTATATGGCTATATAGTTCCAGAAGTGTTACAAAAAGATTTAAACTCTATTAAGAAATTTTCAAGTAAAAGCAAGATTATTGTAGGAATAGAATCAACCTTGTCAGACATACCATTAATCCCAGCTCAAGCAAAACCTTCTACTATAATAATAGCAAACGAATTATAACATGGCCAGAATAAATAACTCTATACCAAGAAACAATGTAAGATTTTTAGATCAAGTATCTTTAGCTTCCTTTCAAGTACCTACTTCAGGTAGTGGAGGTGGAGGAGGAGTATCTGGTTTATCAGGTTTAGATGGCCAATCTGGTTTATCAGGATTATCAGGTTTATCAGGTTTAAATGGTCAATCTGGTTTATCTGGTTTATCAGGATTATCTGGTTTAAGTGGTATTTCAGGCTTAAGTGGTATTGGCTTATCTGGTCTTTCAGGTTTAAGCGGAATAGGACTTTCAGGACTTTCAGGCTTAAGTGGAAATAGTACTTCAGGACTTTCAGGTATAAGTGGAATATCAGGTTTATTAGGTACAAGTGGTATTTCAGGCTTAAGTGGTCGCTCAGGTTTGTCAGGCTTAAGTGGAATTGGTACATCTGGTTTATCAGGTATTTCAGGCTTAAGTGGTCGCTCAGGTTTGTCAGGCTTATCAGGCTTATCAGGTATAAGTGGTATATCAGGTCTAAGTGGTATTTCAGGTATTTCAGGACTTTCAGGAACATTAGGTATATCTGGTATAAGTGGACTAAGTGGTACTTCAGGTATTTCAGGTTTAAGTGGAACTATTGGCACTTCAGGTATTTCAGGTATCTCTGGTTTAAGTGGTACTTTAGGTATATCAGGACTTTCAGGTCTTTCAGGCTTAGAAGGTATTTCAGGTTTAAGTGGTGACTCTGGTCTCTCAGGTTTAAGTGGTTTAGAAGGTATTTCAGGTTTATCAGGTATATCAGGCTTAAGTGGTATATCAGGTATAATAGGAACAAGCGGTTTATCAGGATTAAGTGGTATAGGTACTTCAGGTTTATCTGGTCAATCAGGTATTTCAGGACTTTCAGGTATATCAGGTATATCTGGTATAAGTGGTATATCTGGTTTAAGTGGCTTAGAAGGTACTTCAGGCTTAAGTGGTATATCAGGTATAAGTGGTATTGGTTTATCTGGTCTCTCAGGTTTAAGTGGTTTAGAAGGTATCTCTGGTTTATTTGGTACATCTGGTTTAAGTGGTTTATCAGGTAATTCTGGTATATCAGGTTTAAGTGGAACTGGCTTATCAGGTCTAAGTGGTATATCAGGTTTAGAAGGTATTTCTGGTTTAAATGGCTTTGGAGTTTCAGGTCTATCTGGTTTAAGTGGTTTAGAAGGAAATTCAGGTATTTCAGGTTTAAGTGGTACAGGTATTTCAGGCTTAAGTGGAATTGGTATTTCTGGTTTAAGTGGTTTATCAGGTAATTCTGGTTTAAGTGGTTTATCAGGGACTAATGGTGATTCTGGTCTTTCAGGATTATCAGGTATAAGTGGTATTTCAGGTATATCAGGTTTATCAGGACTTTCAGGTATATCAGGATTAAGTGGAGAAAATGGAAACTCAGGAGGTCAAAATTTCTTTGTAAATTCTTCAGCTTCAGGTAGTTCATCTCCTTACTTTCAATTAAGTAAATTCACAGTATCAGCATCTGAACAAGTTATCCCAGTAAATTTATCAGCGAGTCAACAAAATGCTATAGTTGATTCAGGATGGATAACAGATAATGATGTTCCTGGTGTATCTGTAATTCCAAATGGAATATGGCATTCATATAGTTATTTTACTAAACCTGCTGTAAATGATAATATTACTTCTTACTACACTATATCTAAATATACTACAGGTAGTGTCGAAACCTTGTTATTCACATCAGATACTATACAATTAGGTTGGGATACAAATAACACAACACCTGTTGAAGTTAAAAATAATGCTGTAGCTACAACAGCTATATTAGACCCAACAGATAGATTAGTTTATAAAATATATGTTAATAATAATCAACCTTCACCTAAAACTGTTAATTTTTATACTCAAGGCACACAACATTATTCATATTTAGTAACTACATTAGGAGTTACAGCTACTTCAGGTCTAAGTGGTTTATCAGGTCTAAGTGGTTTATCAGGTATCTCAGGTCTATCAGGTTTAAGTGGTATTTCAGGTCTATCAGGTCTATCAGGACTTTCAGGTACATCTGGTATTTCAGGACTTTTAGGTCTAAGTGGTATATCAGGCTTATCAGGTATTTCAGGTTTATCAGGTGAATCTGGTTTAAGTGGCTTATCTGGTATCTCAGGACTTTCAGGCATATCAGGTATATCAGGCTTAAGTGGTATATCAGGCTTATCAGGGATTTCAGGTTTATCAGGTATCTCTGGTTTATCCGGTCTTTCAGGTATCTCTGGATTATCAGGATTTTCTGGTTTATCAGGTATATCAGGTTTAAGTGGAGCAACTGGTATAACAGCAGGTCAAACATATTATTTTAATGAAAGTCAAAATTCAGATGTTTCAGGATACAAAGTATTAGCTGCTACTCCATCAACAGCTTCTCAACAAACATTAACAACAAATTTAACAGGAAATCAGCAAGGAGTTCTTGTTTCAGATTATATAACTCCACAATTAGGATTCGCGGTAATACCAGCAGGTATTCAAAGATTCCATTTTAATTATTTAAAACAAGCATCTAATGATCAAATTAATGCTTATTGTGAAATACAATTAGCTAATTCATCAGGTACTCCTATTGGTCCTGCTATAACATCTAGTGATGCTTTAATTGGATGGGTAAATGCTTCAACACCAGTTGAAACTAATGTTGATATAGTATTACCTACAACAACTATAGATCCAACTAACAGAATGATTGTTAGATTGTATTTAAATAATGATGACTCAACATCACATTCAGTTGTATATTATACAGAAGGTAGCGCTTACTATTCATTTGTTATAACAACAGTAGGTTCTATAGGTAATTCAGGTCTTTCAGGACTTTCTGGATTATCAGGTTTGTCAGGTATAAGTGGTTTATCAGGTATATCAGGTTTATCAGGCATCTCAGGACTTTCAGGAGAATCAGGTCTATCAGGTCTATCAGGTTCATCAGGTCTATCTGGTATTTCAGGCCTATCAGGTTTAAGTGGTACCTTAGGTTTATCAGGTTTAAGCGGTATTTCAGGCTTAAGTGGTACTTCAGGTATTTCAGGATTAAGTGGTACATCAGGAGCAAGCGGAGCTTCAGGTACTAGTGGTATATCAGGTATATCTGGTTTAAGTGGAATATCAGGTATTTCAGGACTTTCAGGAGCATCAGGCGCAAGTGGTGCTTCAGGACAAGTTGGTACATCTGGTATAAGTGGTTTATCAGGTGCGTCAGGTATTTCAGGCTTAAGTGGTACTTCAGGTATCTCAGGTTTATCAGGAACATCTGGTATAAGTGGATTATCTGGTACTTCAGGTATTTCAGGTTTAGCAGCAGCAACAGCAATTACTAATAATGTAAATAACTATGTTGTAACAGCAACAGGAAACTCAACTACTCCATTTAATGGAGAAGCTAATTTACAATTTGATGGTAGTATATTAAACCTTACAGGTAGTTTAGTATTAAACGGACCTAATAATGCTTCTCCTAATATTAAAACTTTAGCTAGTTCATTAATATTAGAAGGTAATGCCGGAGGAAATTCTACTGATTCAGCTCAACTTAGAATTACTTCTAATGTTGGAGGGTGGGCAGACAATTTACAAACAGCTTATTTCCAAATAAAAAATTCAGGCTCAGGTGGGTCTAATAATAACGTCACATTCCAAGGTGGTACATATGGAGCTGATGCTCCTTTTAATAGATTACAGTTTGCTTCTTATTATACAAGTTTTATAAATGGTGCTTATGGTTTAACACCTGTACCTACCCATGCTGTAGAAGTAATTAATATTACATCTTCAGTTGGTGGTTTACAAGTTAGAGGAGCAGCAGGACAAACAGCAAATTATATTAGTGTTACTGCTTCAGGTAGTGCAACAGGTAGTGTATTTAATATAACAAAAGATGGTGTAGTTGCTATTGGTACTACAAATACAAGTACAGAATCTAATTTATATTTAGGTCCATTAGGACCAGATGAAGGCGGTCAATTAACATTACAACCAGGTACATCTTGGACATCAGGTTCAATGATTGATAACTGGCAAAATACTATCAGAATATTAAGAGGTACTTCAACTACATCAAATGCTTCTGTAGCATCATGGAGTTTAGGTTCTAGACAGATGAACTTAGCTGCGTACACAGGTTCAGGAGCATTTCCCGGATCTGTAGCGGCGTTATTAGCTGTTACTACAACTGGTGATGTTATTACAACAACAGCAGCAGGAACATCAGGTTTATCAGGTATATCAGGTTTATCAGGAGCATCAGGTGCTAGTGGTGCATCAGGCCAAGTAGGTACTTCAGGTATTTCAGGCTTAAGTGGTACTGTAGGTACTTCAGGTATAAGTGGTTTATCAGGAGCCTCAGGAGCGAGTGGTGCTTCAGGCCAAGTTGGTATATCAGGTATTTCAGGCTTAAGTGGCGCTTCAGGTGCTTCAGGTGCTAGTGGGGCTTCAGGCCAAGTAGGAACAAGTGGTATTTCAGGATTAAGTGGTATATCAGGTTTATCAGGAGCATCAGGTGCTAGTGGTGCATCAGGCCAAGTAGGTATTTCAGGACTTTCAGGTTTATCAGGAGCTTCAGGTGCAAGCGGTGCTTCAGGAGCTTCAGGCCAAGTAGGTACTTCAGGTATCTCAGGACTTTCAGGCGCAAGTGGAGCATCAGGAGCTTCAGGGGCTAGTGGTGCATCAGGCCAAGTAGGTACTTCAGGTATCTCAGGACTTTCAGGAGCAAGCGGAGCATCAGGAGCTTCAGGTCAAGTAGGTACAAGTGGTATTTCAGGTTTAAGTGGCGCTTCAGGTGCATCAGGCCAAGTAGGTACTTCAGGTATTTCAGGACTAAGTGGTGCCTCAGGTGCTTCAGGCGCAAGCGGTGCTTCTGGACAAGTAGGAACATCAGGTATTTCTGGTCTATCAGGTGCTAGTGGTGCTTCAGGACAAGTTGGTACATCTGGTATTTCAGGATTATCAGGTGCTTCAGGTGCAAGTGGCGCTTCAGGAGCTTCAGGCGCAAGTGGCGCTTCAGGACAGGTTGGTACTTCAGGTATTTCAGGACTAAGTGGTGCCTCAGGTGCTTCAGGGGCAAGCGGAGCATCAGGTGCTTCAGGCCAAGTAGGTACAAGTGGTATTTCAGGATTATCAGGTGCAAGTGGTGCTTCAGGTGCTAGTGGTGCTTCAGGAGCATCAGGTGCATCAGGACAAGTTGGTACATCTGGTATTTCAGGTTTATCCGGTGCTAGCGGCGCTTCAGGAGCAAGTGGTGCTTCTGGACAAGTAGGTACTTCAGGTATTTCAGGTTTAGCAGCGGCAACCTCAATATCTAATAATGTTAATAATTATGTAGTAACAGCTACAGGAGATTCTGGAACTCCATTTAATGGAGAATCTAATCTAACATTTGATGGTTCATTATTACAAATAGCAGGAGCAGCGGAATTATTACGTTTACAAAATGATGCTGCTTATATATCTTTTTATAACACAGCTAATAATACTCGTACTGGATATTTACAATACAATGCTGGTGGTGGAGGTAACTTAGTAATGATGGGTGAAGCTGTAGCTAGTTTACGATTAGGAACTGCTGGTGCAACAAGATTAGCTATACTTAGTGGAGGTGATGTAGGTATTGGAACAACATCACCTGTGGTTAAATTGGATATTAATGGTTCTGTTAACTTAGCAAGTGGAAATAATTTAACTTGGGGTGGAGCCTATGGAGCTAATATACCAACAATAGCAGCTAACTCAGGTGCTAGTTCCTTTTTAGCATTTTATCCTGGAGGAAGTACAAGTGGTCAAACTGTGGTTATGTCTGGTTCAGGTAACGTAGGTATTGGTACTACTAGTCCAACAAGTAAATTATCTATTTCTAATGGAGCTACAATGTATGCTTCACAAGAGGGTACTTTTTTAGATATAAAAAGAGACGCTTCAAATGGTAACAATACAACATCTAGATCTGGAATAAGATTAGGTAATAACACTAATGCTTTTCAAATATATTATGGTGGTACAACAGATAGATTAAGATTTGTTGATGGTGGAGGAAATGAAGTTATGTCTATGGTTAATGGTGGTAATGTAGGTATTGGTATTACAGCCCCAGCAGTAGCATTAGATGTTAGTGGTTCTATAAATGCAACAGGAAATATAACAGCATATTACTCAGATGAAAGACTTAAAAAAGGATTAGAACCAATTAAAAGTGCTTTAAATAAAGTTAATTCATTAAGAGCGGTAACTTATTATCAAAATGAATTAGCAGATATTTATTTTGAATCTAATACAGAAAGACAAGTTGGAGTTATAGCTCAAGATATACAAAAAATATTACCAGAAGCAGTAAAACCAGCTCCATTTGATGTTACTAAAGATGAGAACAATAATATAGTAAGTAAAACAGGAGAAAATTATTTAACAGTACAATATGAAAAGGTAGTACCATTGTTAATTGCTGCTATTCAAGAACTAAATGATAAAGTAATTAATTTAGAAGAACAACTTAAAAATAAATAGTTATGACTATAACAGGTTCAGGAGCAATTTTGATGAGTGATTTAAATACAGAGTTTGGAAGAACATCTACAACATTATCACTTACATTTTCTCAATCATTTGCTGGTGTTTTTGCTCAATATGGAGCTATAAATAGAAATACTACCGCTGGACAAAATATATATGCAACAAATGTTGCAAGTCAAGATTTTGCGTTAAATACATTTTATGATTATAATGATTTAGAATACAATTATTGGGATTATACATTTACTAATAACGCGGCAAATAGTCTTGATATAAAAATTAATATTGGAGGAACTTCAATATATGGTTTCCAAACATTAGCTAATGGTACTACAGATTCCTCAGGAGGTTATATTGATACCGCGACATCAGCAGGTACAGGAGCTGATTTAATATTAACATTAAAACTAACTTCTGGTACTATTAATTTTGTAGATATATCAGTCACAGACCCAGATACATCAGCCACTATATATTCAGTCACAGGTGATGATCCAGCTAATTACCCTGATACTATTTTAGCTACATTATATGGATACCAAAGAATGCAATTTAATATGACTTTTTATGATTAATAATATTTATAATAAAACAAAATGGCAATAGAAATTTCAAATTTTAATCCTGTTTGGACATGCGTTCAATCTAATACGGCTCCTATGTCTAATGCTATCCCTCAGTTTTATGATGGAACTTATTTATTTGTTTTATGTTCTATAAATAATGGAACATCAGTTTCAGTTACTGCTAATTTATACGATAAAAAACCAGGATATATTACAGGTTCATTACCTTCAGGCTCAGCATCAGGCTCCCAACCTCCAATAGTTTATAATGGTGCGGTAACAATAGCTAATTTAAATTATGGTAGTATTGAGACAGATGTTCAAGGTAATATTTTACTAGCAGGACATGAATATATTATATCTCAATCATTAATACAAAATCCAACAGTAGACTTTACTATAGTTGATCTCTCAAGTTCTATATAATTTGGCTTTTTAAAATCAAGTTATTATATTTATTAGTAAATACAATTAAGTTATGACCCAAAATGATAAAATAACTGTTATCATTCACACTAAAGATGAAACTAAGTTATCAATTTTATTAGATCAACTACATCAACATCCCTTAAAATCTCAATTTCAAACTCTACAAGTTAATTGTAAAGATATTACTCCTTGGTTAGAGTCAAATATGTTAAACAAGTTAACAACACTTGCTTATCAAAATTATGTTATTACTCCTACTCAACATCAACCTGTATCTTCAATTGTAGAACTTATATCTAAAACTAAAACTGAATATAGTTTAATTATAGATGAATCTAATACACACTTTAATGTTAAAGAATGGGATATACTTAATAATACCTATTTATTAGCACAAACAAGTGATTTATTACGCCTTAATTGGGATACTAATTACCAATCTATAACATGGTTTATAGCGGATTTAATTACTCAAAAAACTAAACAATCCTTTATTCCTGACAACACATCAGACTCAGAAAGATATAGTAAAAAAATAATTAATCCTATATTTTATGAACGAATTATTTATATTGATGGTGGATTAGGTGATCATGTCATGGCATATCCACTATTAGAAAAAATAGGAAGTGAGTGTTATGTTTGTTCTATTTATCCTTTTTCTATAAATCATATTAATATTAAAGGATTTATTGACTGGTCTGATGAATTATTTGGAGGTTATAAACGATTTGTTTATACTTATGGTTCAACTAATAATTCTCCTACAATTATAGATGCATTTTTTGAAATGTATGGAGAAAAAAGACATATCACTGATATTTTAAAATATACAGGAGATAAAACTAAATTTGAAAATACAACAGGTAAACCATTAGCTTTAATAAGTACAACAGCCGCTAAAATCCAGAACCAAGACTCAAATAAAGACTGGGTTGATGTTAGATGGTTTAGATTAATTTTTGAATTAAAAAAATTAGGTTTTTATGTTATACAAGTAGGTTCTCATAAAGATGATCAAATTCCTCTTACACCAGCTCCAGCCGGAGTTGATGGTAAATTTTTAGATAAATCTATTCCTGAATTAGCAGGATTAATTGATGAAGCTAAACTATGGATAAGTGTAGATACATTTGTTCACCATTTTGCAGCTTCTGTAAACCCACATTCTGGAATTTGTTTAACTCCATTCTATAATAATCATGCTAAACATCCAGGTGTAAAGTATATTGAAAAAAACTGTGGCAAAAATTATTATGACAGAAGATGGTGGTTAGATTTACAACAACCAGAAAGAAAAGAATGTATGAATCTAATTAAATTAGATGATGTATTAAATGTTATTAAAAATAAAATAAAATAATGAAGCCATTATCATTAATAATGCCTATCTATAATAATGTAGATATGGCTATAGAATACTTAGATATAACTTTATCTACAGCAACATCAATAGACCAAATTATTCTTTATTCTAATGGTACTACAGATGAAGGTAATAAAAAATTAAAACAATATGCTAAATCAAATCCATTAGTTGAATTATATATTCGTAAAGAAGGTATAGGATTTGCTAAAGCAGTAAATGAGGGTTTTAAATTATGTAAAAATGAATATATGTTTTGCATAAGTAGTGATGTTTATTTAGAACATAACTGGGAAGAACGTTTACAAGTATTATGTGATAAAGAAGAAAATGGATTAATTGGTCCAGTTATGTCAGATGACTTCATTTTAGGTTGTTGTTTTATAGCTAGAAAATCTGTTTTAAATAAAGTAGGTTTATTAAATGAAGGATTTGGTTTAGGATATGAAGAAGATGTTGAATTTTCTTATAGAATAAAAAATAATGGATATAATTTAGGTTACGATTTTTATAAAGATGATTTAGGAAAAAGTTTGGACACTGGATTTCCTATTAGACATATTCAAGGAGTTTCATTTTATGATCTTAAAAAAGAAAATTTAGATAATTTAATTTCTACTAATAAACAAAAACATCATAAATTTTTACAAGCTTCAAATGTTATAGTTTTAAAAGACTTACTATATGATGAAGTTAAAAAAATAGTACAAGGAAATGAAGTGTATGTAGTTGTAAACAAATCAGGAGATGAATTTGAAAAAATAAGATTTGATAATGATATTATAGCTAAAGCACACATATTTGAATGTCTACCAGAAATGAATATAGATGTTCTTATTAGTTCTATAACTAAAGGAAAATCAATTAATGGTAAAACAACTAAATTAACTTGGTTAGCTAAATTTGATGATTTTTCTTCAATGGGGATTTTGTCTCAAAGAATGTTAGAACAATTAGATAAAACTATAGATTTATTTTGTAAACCTATTATTGGAAACACAACAACAACAAATCCATTAATTCATTCTTTTTTAAATAAACAATCATCTAATGAATTAGGTATCATGTTTGCTTACCCAGATTCAATAGGACATTTAGATAAATTTAAAACTAAAGTAATTTATACTGGAGTTGATACAACAGGTGAAGCTGGTCAATTTGTAATTAATGGAAATAAAGCTGATTTTTTCTTAACACCGTCTAATATATCAAAAAATAGAATAAAAAATATGGGTATTACTAAACCTATATTTGTATTACCACATGGAATTGATCCTAAAGTATTTAATTATACTCCTAGAATAAAAGGAGATAAATTTAAATTTTTATATGTTGGAGAATGTTCAGATAGAAAAGGTATATTTCATACTTTAGATGCATTTATTGATTTATTTAAAAATAATAATAATGTAGAATTACATATTAAATCAAATAGTGATATGTTGTTTTATAATAGTCGAGATGTAAAAAGTATTATAGAAAAACACAATAATATATTTTGGTATATTAGTGATGATGGACATGATAAAGTAATGGACTTATATAGAAGTTGTCACGCTTATGTTTATCCATCAAGAGGAGATTCATTTGGGATGACATTATTAGAAGCTATAGCTTGTGGATTACCAACAATAGCAACTTCAGAACCAGGTGCTACAGAATTAATTAAAGGAAAATACTATAATGTTTCTTCTAAGTCAGTACCAGTTAAAAATCATCCATGGTTTTTAGGTAATTGGGGAGAACCAAATCTTAAAGATTTAATTAAACATATGAAACATGTTTATGATAATTATGATTCAATTATTGAAAGTGGGGTACTAAAAGAAAATTCTGATTATATTATTGAAAATTATTCTTGGGAAAAAATAGCTAATAATTTTGAAAATGATATTTTACCTAAATTAATTAAACCAACTAAAGTACTTACATTATTAACATCATATGATAGACCTCATCATATTAAAAATGTTATTAATTCATTAAAAGATATTCAAGAACCAGGTATTATAAATGATATTTATATTGTTGAAAATTCACACCCTGAATATAAAGCAGAAGCATTAAAAACTATCAAAGAAAATATTGATAGTCGATTTAAAATCCACAACTCAGAATTTAATATGGGTCAAAGAGCAGCAATGCTTCAAATGTTTGATGACATGGATATTGATAATTATGATTTTATTCAATTTACAGATCAAGATAATCTATTTAATGAGCCTATAAGTACATATTGTAACATATTAAACCAATTCCCAGACAAATATGTTGCTACAGGTTACATGAGTAAAGAACATGAAGAATTAGGTTGGATTGAAACTAAATTTGGACGTTTAAATGAAAAAAGAGCTTGTAGAGCAGGACATATGGTTATGCGAGCTAAAGATATTAAAAATATGATGCCTATTCATTTAGATAGAATGCATAACAATTCATATGTAAATTCATCATGGAATGCTGGTTTAGACTGGGAATTAACATATTGGAATCCAAAATCACCAGGTGCACAAGGTAAACAAAACTTTGTACTATGCGTACCTGGAGGTGTATTACACAAAGGTATAGACAGTACAATGTATGATTGGCCTGTAGAAGAAAATGAATATACTTTAGAAGAGTTAAAAGAATTAAGAAAAAATAAATTTTAATTTGGATCTTTAAAATATTATTATATATTTATATATATAAACTTAACCCATAAAACCCATTAAAAAATTATGTCAACACTTTTAATCTTTGTTGTAATCGCGTTACTAGTAGCAATTGGTATCGGATTTGTAGTTGTAAAAAAAGAAAACACACCTACAGAAAAAAAACCAAATTCTTTCTTTCCTGTTGAAGATTATCCTTCATTTGAAGATGCTCCAGTAGCAGAAGAAAAACCATTTACTGAGCATACTCAGTCAGCTAAAAAGAAAAAACATTATTATAGTAATAAAACAAAATCAACAAAAAAGCCAAAACAAGTTAAAGCTGATCAATAATGGCTAATATTAAATTATCATTAAGAGAAATCTATAAACTTGACTCAGAACTTAATGGTTTTATAAATCAAGAAACCGGTGAAATTTTATCATTAGGATTATTAAGCGAAAATTTAAGTTTACCCACTAAATATTGGTTGACTGATTTAGCTAAAAAAACATCAATTGAAAAATTAATTATTGACCAATTAAAAGAAAATTTAATTGTAAAATACGGCTCTAAAGATAAAAATAATAATTTTGAAATTCTTGTATGGACTGATGATACTAAAACAAATTTTAATTCATCATACATACAATTTCAAGAAGAATTCAATAGTTTATTGCAAGAAGTAAAAGAAATTGAATATCATGAATTTAAATTAGAAGAATTCAAAGATGTTAAAACATCAGATAATTATATTGTATTTTATAAATTAATTCAAATAGATTAATATATTATCCCTTTATAATATGATATTTATAAACCGCTAGCAGTAGCGGTTTTTCTCTTATCTTTCCATATTTATAATAAAAATTATTAAATGGCTCAAGTACTGTCTAATGCGGGCATAGTAACAGGTGCAACCGTACAAGCTCAACAAATATCTCAATCAATTGATGCCTTAACCGGTAACGCGGCTTACGATATAACTATAAGTGGTTCCTTAACAGTTACAGGTTCAGTAGATATAAGTGGTGCATTAACTGCTACTTCTTCTTATGCTATACAAGCTTTAAGTTCATCTTATGCTGTAACAGCATCATATGCAATTACACCTACTGTTTCAGGTTTGAGCGGTACTTCAGGTATTTCAGGTTTAAGTGGTATCTCAGGTATAAGTGGTTTATCCGGTATTTCAGGCATAAGTGGATTATCAGGGATTAGTGGTTTATCTGGTCGTTCAGGTTTAAGTGGCCTATCTGGTATCTCTGGCCTAAGTGGTATTTCTGGTATTTCTGGTCTAAGTGGTATTTCTGGTTTATCAGGTTTAAGTGGTTTATCAGGTTTAAGTGGTTTATCTGGTTTATCAGGTTTAAGTGGTACATTAGGTATTTCTGGTTTGAGTGGTGTGTCTGGTCTAAGTGGTATATCAGGTATATCTGGTCTAAGTGGCATATCAGGTATCTCAGGTTTAAGTGGCATCTCAGGTATCTCAGGCCTAAGTGGTACATCAGGATTATCTGGTATTTCTGGTTTAAGTGGCTTATCAGGTATATCAGGTCTAAGTGGTATTTCAGGTTTAAGTGGTATATCAGGCCTAAGCGGTATTTCAGGTCTTTCAGGAATAATAGGACCTGTAGCTGGTTCAGCTAATCAGGTAGTTTATAAAGATGGATCCAATAACCCAGCAGGTTCAGCTAATTTTACTTATGATGGAACAACATTAACAGTAACAGGTAATTTAACAGTTAATGGAACTGGTAGTATAACATATTTAAATACAATATACGAAACAGCATCTGTAATATATTCATCTGGTTCTAATCAATTTGGTGATGCTACAGATGATATTCAATTATTAATAGGAACTACTAAAATATCAGGTAGTTTACAAGTAACAGGTAGTACTTCACTTTCAGGAAGTTTAACCTTACCTACTTTAGTAGCAGGTACAACTGAAGATAGAATATTAGTTTCTGATACTTCAGGTAATATAGCTTATAGAACTAATTTAAGTTTATCAGGTATCTCTGGTTTAAGTGGTATTTCAGGAATTTCAGGTCTAAGCGGTATTTCAGGTTTAAGTGGCATATCAGGTCTATTAGGTACCTCAGGATTAAGTGGAATTAGTGGTATTTCAGGTTTATCAGGTACAAGTGGTATTTCAGGTATTTCAGGTTTAAGTGGCTTAAGTGGCTCATCAGGTTTAAGCGGTATATCAGGTATATCAGGTTTAAGTGGTACTTCAGGTATTTCAGGAATATCAGGTTTATCAGGTATATCAGGCTTAAGTGGTATATCAGGTCTTTCAGGCATTTCAGGAATTTCAGGTTTATCAGGCACAAGCGGTATTTCAGGAATATCAGGTTTATCAGGCATAAGTGGTATCTCAGGTTTATCAGGTATCTCAGGACTTTCAGGTATAAGTGGTATCTCAGGTTTATCAGGTATCTCAGGACTTTCAGGCATAAGTGGTATCTCAGGTTTAGAAGGATTATCAGGTATTTCAGGTCTTATAGGCATACCAGTATTTACACCTATATTTTCAAATACTTCTTATGGAGTTGATTCTTCAACATTTATACAAACAGGAGGTAGTAGTTATCAACCTTATGTATCTTCAACTCAAGGCTATATAAGAGGAGCTTATGTAAATGCTAAAGCTACAAATGGTAACATAGATACAGTTTTTGGTTTAACTGAAACACCATCTAGTAATAATCCAAACACTATAAATTATGGATTTCAATTTACTAATAGTGGAGGAGATGTTTATATATATGAATTAGGCTCAACAGTAGGCGCAGCTTTATCTTATACTACAAGTGATATTTTTTATATAACATATGATGGTTATAATATAAGATATTACAAAAATAGTAATTTAGAAAGAACTGTAGCTAGATCAATAGGTAATCCATTATATTTTTCTTCAAATTATGACACAAGTGGAGAAGGTATCACTAATGTGGGATTTGGACCTATGGGTGAACAAGGAACTTCAGGGATTTCAGGTTTATCAGGTATCTCTGGTTTATCAGGTATTTCTGGTATTTCAGGTTTATCAGGCATTTCAGGTATCTCTGGTTTATCAGGTATTTCAGGTTTATCAGGCATTTCAGGCCTATCAGGTTTATCAGGTCGTTCAGGTCTTTCAGGTACAGCTGGAACTTTAACTTTAACAGGAACAACAGATAATGGTGTTATAACATTAAATGGAACTGCGCCTAACGCGACTGTAGAATCTAATTTAACCTTTGATGGTTCTGCTTTATATATAAATGGTATAACAGCTAGTAGAGGAGGAGGAGCAGTAGATGGAAATACAGCTTTTGGTAAAAATACTCTTACTAATAACGCCGCCGGTGGCTTAGCTAATACAGCAATAGGAAATGCAGCATTGAATGCAAACACTATTGGAGATGGTAACACAGCTTTAGGTTCAGGAGCATTACAAAACAATTCAGTAGGAAATGATAATATAGCTATAGGTGTAGCACCCATGCTTTCTAATACATCTGGAAGTTTTAATATTGGTATAGGAACAAATGCTTTAAGATCAAGTACAGCTACATCTAATAACACAGCAGTAGGTTGGTATTCAATGTATTTTATGACTTCTAGTGATAATACAGCTATAGGATTTGAAGCTTTAAGAGGAGGAGCTACCCCAACTAATAACACTGGTTTAGGAAATACAGCTATAGGATATCAAGCTTTAGTATCAGCTTCAACAGGAACATATAATACAGCATTAGGAAATATAGCAGGATATATTTTAACTACAGGAAATAATAATACACTTATAGGATATAATGCAGGAACTCAAATCACAACAGGAAATAAAAACACTATTATAGGTGCTTACGCAGGTACTTCTAATTTAACTAATACAGTGGTTTTATCAGACGGTGATGGAAATGTTCAATTATACACTACAGGAAGTAGAGTAGCAATAAATAAAACCACAACTCCAAACGCTACATTAGATGTTAATGGTAATACTATAATTACAGGTTCATTAATAGTGACAGGACCTATAAGAAATATTGTAAATGATGGATTTGTAAGTTGTAGTTTATCAGCAACAGGAACAACAACAACACGAGTGATATCGGCTTCATTTTTAGAAGTAGATGGCACAGCTTTAAGCAATCCACGCCAATTAATACATTGGTGGACATCTACATCTCAATTTGGAGCAGCTTCAGCTATCGCCGCTCAAACATACACTATAGCATCAGGAAGTCAAGTTGTGGTTAATACAACAGGCTCAATTAATCATGCGGTAACAGATTCAAATGGTGTATTTGCCCTACGTTTAAGTAATTCAGGAACAGCACCTACAACTACTATTTGGTTCCATACAGAAGTACAAGGTATAATATACTCTCTAAGTACTACAGTAACTACAGGTGGAGCATAATAATTAAAATAATATAAAAGTCATGAAAATAGAAAAATTAACAGAACAAGAAATTTCATCAGTAAAAGAAATTCAAAAATTAAGAGCAGAAGTAATTGATAAATACGGATTAATTGAAATGTCAATTCAAGATTTAAAATTACAAAAACAAGAAGTAACTGAAGAACTTAAAGAAATTAAAATAACAGAATTAAAATTAAGTCAAGAACTTCAATCAAAATATGGTGTAGGAACTATTAATATAGATAGTGGAGAATTCATCGGAAACGAATGATTTTAAAACTCCTTAATATATTTATAATAAACATTAAACTTATTAACAAATAACATGGCAGAAACATTAATTTCCCCTGGTGTATTAGCAAGAGAAAACGATTCATCGTTTATCACACAACAACCAGTTAACGTAGGTGCAGCAATTATAGGTCCTACAGTTTTAGGTCCCGTTGAAATTCCAACTGTTGTTACCTCATACAGCGATTACGTAAATAAATTTGGTGCAGGATTCCAAAGTGGTAGTGATAATGTATCATTTTTCACTTCAATTGCTGCTTATAATTATTTTAATAATGGTGGTACATCATTATTAGTAGCTAGAGTAGTAAGTGCAAGTAATACTTGGACACCAGCAACTAGTACAGCAATTTTAAATAATGTAGAAAGTGGAGTATTAACTACAGGTTCTGCTTTAAGTAACATTTCTACTAACTCAACAGCTTCAGTAACAGGTACCACAGGTAGTTTAGCTACAGGTAGTGGTTATACCTATTCAGGCGCAACAGGATCAGGAGCAGTATTTAGTATAACTAAAACTAGTGGCTCGTTAGTAACTAGTATTACTGCTACTACAGCAGGAACAGGATATGCTATTGGTGAAACATTTACATTCTTATCAGGTTCAATTGGAACTGTTGGTAATGTAGTTGTAACATTAGCAGCGGCAGATATTGTAAATTCAACTACTCCAGCATTTGTTTTAACTACATTATCTGAAGGTATTATTATGAACAGTTCTTCATCAATGGATGTAAGTGGTTCATTAGCTTCAGGAACAGCAGATAATATCAGATGGCAAATTTCAAATGCTGATACAGCATCTGGAACATTTAGTTTATTAATTCGTCAAGGTAATGACAATACAAATAATCCAATTGTATTAGAAACTTGGACAGGATTATCATTAGACCCATTTGCTCCTAATTTTATTTCAAGAGTAATTGGAGATCAAGATCAAAATTATAACCCAACAACAAATCAAATTGAAGTATCTGGTTCTTATTTTAACGCTTCACGTTATGTAAGAGTATCAGCAGTAAATACTCCAACTCCATATTACTTTACTAATACAGGAGTAGCTAAACCACAATATACAGCGTCAATTCCAGTTAATGCAAGTGGTTCATTTACAGGTGGTGTAGGACAAGTAGCAGGTGGAGCTAATTTTTACGAAACTATCAATGGTACAAATACACAAGGTTTAGTAGGTACTGATTATGATAATATGATCGACTTATTATCAAATCAAGATGAATACAAATTTAATATCTTATTTGCTCCAGGATTATATAACTCAGGATACACATCACAGTGTACAAACATGATTAATAATACTCAAACAAGAGGTGATAGTTTATTTGTATTAGATTTAGTACCTTATAACACTACTATTTCAACAGTAACAACACAAGCTAATTCAAGAAATACTTCATATGCTGCTTCATACTGGCCTTGGGTTCAAATGATTGATCCTGCTACAGGAAAGAATGTTTGGGTTCCAGCATCAACAGTAATGGCAGGTGTGTTTGCATTCAATGATACAGTAGCTGAGCCTTGGTTTGCACCAGCTGGTATTAACAGAGGTGGATTACAAGTAATTAGAGCAGAACAAAAATTACCTCAATCTTCTAGAGATACTTTATACACAAACAAAGTAAATCCTATTGCTACATTCCCTGGAACAGGTACAGTAGTATATGGTCAGAAAACATTACAAACTCAAGCATCAGCTTTAGATAGAGTAAATGTTAGAAGATTATTAATTGCTCTTAAGAACTACATTTCACAAGTTGCTAATACATTAGTATTTGAACAAAATACAATCGCAACAAGAAATGCATTCTTATCACAAGTAAATCCATACTTAGAATCAGTTCAACAAAAACAAGGTTTATTTGCGTTTAGAGTAATTATGAATGAAACAAATAATACAGCAGACGTAATTGATAGAAATGAGTTAATCGGACAAATTTATATCCAACCTACAAGAACAGCTGAATTTATTTACTTAGATTTCAACATCTTACCTACAGGAGCAACTTTCCCAGCGTAAGGATTAAATTAAATAATATTTATAATAAAGAATAAATAACAAAATAAACATGGCAGTATTAGATCCAAACGAAATATTTTTCACAGCGTTCGAACCGAAACAACAGAACCGTTTCATTTTATACATGGATGGAATTCCAGCGTATATTATTAAAGGAGTTGCAGGTGTAAATTTAACTCAAGACTCAGTAGTTTTAAATCACATTAACGTTCAACGTTTTGTTAAAGGTAAAAGTAAATGGGGTGAAATTCAAATGACATTATTTGACCCAATCACTCCTTCAGGTGCTCAAGCAGTAATGGAATGGGTACGTTTACATCACGAATCAGTAACTGGTAGAGATGGTTATAGTGATTTCTATAAGAAAGACTTAACATTAGATGTATTAGGACCAGTAGGTGATATTGTTTCAGAATGGATTATTAAAGGAGCTTTAATTACAAATGCGAACTTTGGTGATTACAATTGGGATAATGAATCAACAGCTCAAAATATCACATTAACTGTACAACCAGATTATTGTATTTTAAATTTCTAAAAATCCCTCCCCCGAAATACAGGACTAAGATGGCTCGCCTTTTGGCGAGCTTCTTTTTTCTTCATATATTTATATATATAAACATAGTTATAAACAAATCAAATTTATGGAAGATAACAAATTTAAGTTCCCAACAGAAATGGTAGAGTTACCATCAAAAGGTTTAATATACCCCGCAGATAACCTGTTATCAAGTGGTAAAGTCGAAATGAAATATATGACGGCGAAAGAAGAGGATATATTAACTAACCAGAATTATATTAAACAAGGTACAGTTTTAGATAAATTATTACAATCATTAATTGTATCTAAAATTAATTATGATGATTTAATTGTAGGTGATAAAAATGCTATTATGATTGCTGCTCGTATTTTAGGATACGGTAAAGATTATAGTTTTAAAATGGGAGATGAAATAGTGACAATAGACTTAACTGAATGTCCAACTCGCTATTTAGATGAATCATTACTAACTCCAGGTACAAATACATTTAGCTATACATTTCCTCATTCAAAAACTGAGATAACATATAAGTTATTAACAGGTAAAGATGAAAAAGAAGTTCAAGCTGAATTAGATGGATTGAAAAAAATTGATAAAAATTCATCTGCAGAATTATCAACTAGATTAAAATATATGATTTTATCAGTTGGTGGAAATACAGATAAAAAAACAATTAGAGAATTTGTTGATAATTACTTATTAGCTAGAGATTCTAAAGAGTTTAGAGAACATCTTAGAAAAACACAACCAGATATTGAATTAACAGCAAATTATATTAATTCAGATGGTGAATCGGAGGTCATCAACATTCCTATTACTATTACGTTTTTTTGGCCTGAGTAACGAATACAGATTTCAATTATTTAAAGTTATCCATGATATATGTTATTATGGTAATGGTGGATATGATTTCCATACTGTATATGAAATGCCTATTTGGTTAAGAAAATTAACATTTAACTTTATAGCAGATCAAAGACAAAAAGAATCTGATGCTTATACAAATGCTTCAAAAGGCAAAAATAATATTGATTTTGCTGATCCTAAATCAGCTAAACAAAAATTACAATCAGCAAATCAACCAACTTATAGTACAAAGGCATCTAGAAAATAGGTGCCTTTAATATTTATAACAAAATATTTAAATGGCTTTAAATAAAAACGATAAAGAAAATATAAAACAGACCGCTAAAGAAACTTCAATTATAGTTGAAGATGCTTTAAGGTCTATTTCTAGTCAAGTTGGTGACATCTTTAGAGACGCTTTAAATAATACTAGTACATTTAGTAAAACATTAACTCGAGATATACAAGGTGGATTAAATTCATTAGCTAAGTCTACAGATGTAATTGAAAAAAATCTAACCAAATTAACTAAAGGTGAATTAACTAGAGCTGAAGTTAATAAACAAATTGAAGCTAGAAAAATTAAGCTTCAATCTATTGAAAAACAATTAGAAATAGCTTCCCGTAATAATTTAGGAAATACGAAACATTTAAATGAAGAGTTAGCTAAAACTCAAGCATATGAAGCTGAAATAGTAAAAGCTTTAGAATCTCAAGCCGCGGAAGCTGATAAAATTGATAAATCAATAGGTAGTTTAGGAGCAGCTACTGAAGGTCTTAGTAAAGGATTACAAAAAGCTGGTTTAGGCGCTTTAGATACCCAGTTAGGTTTAAGTAAAGCATTAGCTTCTACTAAAGAAATGGTAGCTAAAAATGAAGGAAATATAAGTAACCTTGAAGCTTCTAGACATTTAACTAAAGAAATAACAAAAAATATTACAAATTCTGTAGACCCAGCAGCGTTAGTTACTTTAGCTTTTAAAGAATTAGTTAACGCTCTTAGTAAAACAGATAAATTAGCTGGAGATACAGCTAAAGCATTTAATATGAGTTATAGTGATGCGTTAGCATTAAATACTCAATTAACACAAACTGCAGCTTTAACAGGTGATGCTGCGGTTAATACTAAAGGATTAAATGAAAGTGTAATAGCTGTTGGTAAATCATTAGGTTCCAACGCTATACTAAATGAAAAAGATTTAATTACTTTTACTAAATTAAGAGAACAAGCTGGTTATACTAATGATGAATTAATAGGTATTGAAAAAATATCTTTAGTTAATGGTAAAACATTAAAAGACAATACATCTGAAATATTAGGAGCTGCTGAAGCTTATGCTTCTCGAAATAAATTAGTAGTTAATGAAAAAGATGTTTTAAAAGAAGTATCTAAAACATCAGCAGCTATTAAATTATCATTAGGTGGTAGTGCAGCTGCGGTAGCTGAGGCTGTAGTAAAAGCAAAACAATTTGGTTTAAATTTAGAACAAGCTGAAAAAATAGCTTCAGGATTATTAAATTTTGAAAGTTCAATAACAAATGAATTAGAAGCTGAATTATTAACTGGTAAAAATCTTAACTTTGAAAGAGCAAGATTTTTAGCTTTAAATAACGATATTGCAGGAGCAGCGGAAGAAATTGCAAAACAAGTAGGTACATCTGCTGATTTTGCTAACATGAATAGAATTCAACAAGAAGCCATTGCTAAAGCAGCAGGAATGGAACGAAATGAATTAGCTCAATCATTAATGGATAGAGAAGCATTAGCAGCTTTATCAGAAACTGAAGGTGCTACTGCTCAAGAAAAATTTAATAATTTAGTTAAACAAGTAGGTTTAGAAAAAGCTAAAAAACAATTAGGTAATGATCAATTAGCGAATCAATTTGCTCAACAATCAATAGCTGAACGATATAATAATACAATAGAAAAATTAAGAGAAGTTTTTGTATCATTAGCTGAACCAATATTACAAATACTATCTCCTTTTATGGATTTACTTAATGTTATACTTCCTGGTATTACTGCTGCTTTAAATGTTATTTTAATCCCAATTAAATTTTTAGGAGAAGGTATTAAAGCAATAGTTGATTTATTCCATACAGGAAATATGGCGTTAGCCGACATGGGTAAATTATTAGGTGGTATAGCTGGTACATATTTGTTAATAAAAGGAATACAGATTGCTAGTATTGCGGCTCAAAGACAATCAACAGTAGCTGCTGTAGCACAAGCTATGGTAGAAAAAAATAAATTAACTATTTTAGTTGCACAAGCTGTAGCTAAGGCTATTGGTAACCCAATTGCTGCTTTAGCGGGTTTAGCGATAGCAGGAACAATAGGAGCTGCTATTTATTCTAATGTAAAAAGTGTTGATGATGCTCAAATATCTCCAGACGGTGGTTTAATGGTATCAGGTAAAAAAGGTACATATAGTTTAGATCCTAATGACACAGTTGTGGCCGGTACTAATTTAGGAAGAAGTCCATCTTCTCCATCATCAACTGATATTCCTATGTTAAATCATTTAGAAAAAATGAACGCCACATTAAATGCTATATTAAATAAAGAAGGAGTTGCATTATTTGACACTACTAGAGGAGGTACCGCATTTGGTATGGGTACATACAAAGTAACATAATATTAATATTTATAATAAAATTAAAACATAAAACTATGGGCTTATTAGACAGATTAAGAAAACAAGGTTCAAACCAAAGTAAATACGACGGTGGTACACCACCCGTTAATCCATTAGCAACTAAAGAATCAAAAATGCATGCTTTTGGAGAAGCTCCAGGATATTCATTAAATGGTGCTTTTAACTCAACTGTAACACGTGATTATAATAAGTATGATGATGGAACATTAAATACATTACCTCAACCATCAAACCTTGATCTTAAAACTCCAGCACAAAAATACGTAAACGTTAAACCAGCGTAATGGGATTAAAAGATATCTTTACTAACCCCGGTAGATTTAAATTTTACGGAGGGACAGGTTATCCTACACCAAATGGCTTAGCAGGTGGTGTAAATGGGATAGATCCTCTTTTAACTCTTAAATACGGTAAAGATACACCAGGTGGAGGAGCAAGTAATCAACCCTTTATAGTTACTCCAATTCCGGGAGCTTCAGCTACATTTAATACTAATGGATTAGTTATAGCTCGTTCTGCAACAGATATAGAACGTTTATCTAAGTTTTTTACTACTACACCAGGTTTACTTTTTATAGCTAAACAAAATGTTTTATCTCAAACAAACGTTAGAACACAAGCCGCTGATTATAATGAGCCTAAAATACAACCAAATAATGGTCCTTATTTACCAACTAATACTTTAGCACAGGTAGGAGCACCATTTCTTGGTCATCAATTTTATAAACAAGGTTTATTGCCTAATGGTTATTTTTCACCTAAATATATTGATGTTATATCACAAATTAAAGGAGAAGACAATACTGGAATAGGTAATAGATTAATAGAATTAACTACTAATAAAATTGTATATTATAACCGTACAGGTAATGATAATACTAATATATTAACATACCCAGGAGGCCCAGGTGCTTTTTTAGGTGTAGGTTCTACTAACATTCAATTTGCTAATAAAGGAGGTTCAGCACCTAGAGTTAATTTATATAAAAATACAGATTTAAATATATATAACTATTTAGTCACTACTTATAATGGTATAGGTTATTTAGCTCAAGGAAGAAATACAACAACAGGCTCAGTTGATAATGGTGTTATAACAATAACAGCTAGTCCAAAATTCTCAGATATTAATGTACGAAGCGCTTATAATTATAATCCTTTACCTCAAGAAGATTTTAGAAAAACATTAATAAATAGTTTAACAGGAGTTGCAGTTAATGGAGTAGAAGAAAGCAGCATAATTTCAGAATCTCCAGATTATACTAAAGAAAATATTGAAAATAGAGTAAATTTAGGTAATCCTGGTGCTCGAGGTAATATTATTAGTTATACAAGGGGTAAAATATTATCTACATCTACTAGATCAGAACCTTTAGATAAAATTAATGCTAAACCATTATATCGTTCTCAATTTGTAGATCCTGCTGGAACTAATGATTTAGTTAAATTTAGAATTGAAGTTATTGATAATGTAGATCCAGCGTATGGTACATTTATACATTTTAGAGCGTTTATAGATTCATTCTCAGATAATTATAGCGCTGATTGGTCACCAACTCAATATATAGGTAGAGGTGAAAAATTTTATACATATGATTCTTTTACTAGACAAATAAATATGTCTTGGACTGTAGCAGCACAATCAAAAGATGAACTTATTCCAATGCATCAAAAATTAAATTACTTAGCATCATCTTTAGCTCCTACATATAATGATAATGGATATATGGCTGGTACTTTAGTTAGGCTTACTGTAGGAGGATATTTATATTCTCAACCAGGATTTATAACTAGTTTAACTTATGATGTACCATCAGAATCACCTTGGGAAATAGGAATTAATAATGTAGGAGGAATTGATCCTTCTGTTAAAGAATTACCACATATAATTAAAGTATCAGGATTTAACTTTACTCCAATACATACTTTTGCTCCACAAAAGCAAAAAAATACTTATGGAAGTGATACTAGATTAGTACAAACTCTTACAGATGAAGAAGGAAGAAAATCATATTATTATGCTAATAATGTAACAACATTTGGAGATCAAAGATTTATAGCATTATCCACTGGAGATAATAACAATTATGATAAGTAATGAATAGATACGCTAGAATACCTCAAACAAAAATTAATGGAAAGGTAGTATATACAACAGTACGCTACCCAGAAATTCCATTATCAGCAGATGATATATATGTTTATACTCAGCAAGGAGATCGTTTTGATGTATTAGCACAAAATTTTTATCAAGATAGTTCTTTATGGTGGGTAATAGCAATAGGTAATCCCCAAATTACTTTAGGTAGTTTATTAGTACCGTCAGGAATACAATTAAGGATACCAGCGAACCCAGCAAGTGTAGTTAATACTTACAATGTTATAAATAGTTAATATGGATATATTAGGTGAAGGTTTTAATCAAATTATATTAGATCAAATAGACGCCCGCCAAAAGATTTTTGCGGCTGGGTACAATTCTAATAATCCAAGAACTCCTGAATTTATAACTTATGCTACTTCAGCTACTTCATTTGTGCAATTAATGTCATCTGTTGAAATAGCTGATCCAAAAAAATTAAATAGTCCCTTTGTAGCTACTTTAAATAAAACTGGACAAGATTTAGCTAAAGAAGCTATATTGTTTGGTGGTGTTAAAGGATTAAAAAGTGGAATTCCTGATAGAAAAATAAGTAGTCCTTTTAATAATTATGCTTATGGTTGGGGAGCAGGTGATTTTGGTTTAAGACCAATGCCTGGTATAACAACAGCTAATATTAAAACTGAAAATATAGGTTCATTAAAAACAGCAACTGTTAATATTAAATGTTGGGATAGAGCTCAATTTGAAATAATTGAAACTTTATATTTACGTTTAGGATTTTATGTTTTATTAGAGTGGGGTCATACTATTTATACTAATAATAATAGTAATCCTACAATAATAAAAAATCCATTATCTTTAGAAACTGAATTTTTTAGTAAAAAAAATAACATAGATAATATGTTATCTTTAATTGTAAAAAAACGTCTTGAAGGTTTTGGTAATTATGATGCTTTATTTGGTAAAGTAGTTAACTTTAGTTGGAATTTTAATAATGATGGAAGTTATGATATAATTATAACAATTAGAAGTGTAGGTGATATTATAGAATCACTTAAAGTAAATGTTTTTTCTTCTGACACAGGCTTAATAGTACCAACATCTGCTCCTACTGACACTAATACACTACCAGAAAATTTATTCACTACAGATACTACAAATACACAACTAATATCTTTTGGAGCTGGAGCTACGGCTACTATAACTTCTTCTCCAACTGATGTACCTATAGACCCAGAAGCTTTTAAAAGTAATATTAATTTTAGATTATATTCTTTAAAAAATGATTTAGATAATAGAGTAAATAAAAATAATTTTCTTAAAGATGGTAATGTTTTTAGTATTACTACATATTTAAGTGATGGTAATTTACAAGATATAGTTAAAGTTATTTGGAATAATAATATATCTACTTATTATATTCGCTTTGGAGCGTTTTTAAGAATAATCCAAGGTGATGTTATACCTACTATTAATGATGCTAAGGCTCTTAAAATTGACTATGATGTTGAATCTAATTTAATAAACTATTTAGATTATCAAGTAAGTACAAATCCTCAATATGTATTAATTAAAAAAGAAATAAAGTTTGATGATAAAAATATTCAAATATTAAATAAAAGATGTGCTGACTTTGAAAAATCTATTGATGATGTTAGTACTTATGGTAAACTTATGAATACTTATCTAAGTTATGAATTTATAAAAACTAAATTAGATGAATTGCGTTTAACACCAGGGTCTAAAGTATTATTAATTGATTTTCTCCAAGCAATAGGTAAAACTATTAGTGATTGCTTAGGTGGTATTAATAATATAGTTCCTATTATAGATGAAGAAACAAATACTGTCAAATTTATAGATCAAAACTTATTATATAAAAAAGACTCAGTAATAGCTGAGTTTAATAAAATATATAAAACTCAAATAAGTACAACACCGGGTAAATTCGAAATATATGGATATAATCCTTCAGGTTCAAATGGTTCAGGTTCAGCAGGTTTTGTAAAAGATATGACAATGAAAACTGAATTAACACCTCAGTTTGCTAGTATGATTACTATTGGAGCTGCGGCAAGATCTAAAGTAGTAGGAGAAGATGCTACAGCTTTATCTAGAATAAATTCTGGTTTAACTAGTAGTTATATTGAAACATATGAAGATCCTAAAATTATAACTATAGCTACTACTTCTTCTGTTATTGATCAATATAAAAATTCAGTTGAAAAGTATAAACAATTTTTAATTAGTATGAATATGAGTGATGACTCTATACCACCACAATGGGATGAAACTAGTTTTAAAAGTTATTCAAATACTTTAAACTCATTTATAACTTTCGCTCAAAATATAACTTCTGAAATTAGTAGTTCTGCTTCTACATCAACTGGATTTATTCCTATTAATGTTTCATTAAGAATGACTGGAATGTCAGGTATGAAAATTTATCAAGAATTCACAGTTGATACTAAATATTTACCTTCAAATTATGATAGGGAAATGAGTTTCCTAATTAAAGGAATAAACCACACTATTCAAAATAATATGTGGAGTACAACTATTGAATCTTTATCCTTACCTAAAATAACTAATAAACCATTTCCATTATTCACTGTCCTTAATTTAGTTAAAGAAACAAAAGACTTTAATCAAGATAATATTAGAATAGCAGTTCAGTTCTTTAGACGTCAAGGATTTACTAATGAACAAATAGCAGGTATATTAGGTAATTTTATTCAAGAATCTGGATTAGATCCTAATAAAATAGGATATGGTGTTGGTATAGCTCAATGGTTAGGTCCTAGAAGATTAGAATTAGAAAAGCAAGCTACATTTAAAGGTCCATTATTAACTCAACTAGATTTTGTTGTAAAAGAATTAACAGACCGTAAATTATATAGAACAGCAGATGGTAAAGGATATGATGCAAGTTTAACAAATGCTAGAGTAGAACTTTTTAAGGTAAGATCAACCCCAGGAAATGAGCTAGCGGCTGTAAAAGAAGCTACATTAGTATGGTTACAATATTATGAAAGAGCTTTAGGTCAAGAAGAAGCTAGTCGAATTGGTTACGCTTTAGACATTTATCAAAAAATAATAGACGGAAAATATAACTAATGTACTATCCATTATCCCAAATAACACCTAATTTATACTCAAATGGAGGAGAATTTCAAATCAAATCCACAGGGATACCTTATGCTGGTTATTATTTTAAAACTTCTACAGGCCAATATTTTACAGGACGTAACCAAAATGATAATCCAGTATTAGAATTAATTCTAACTAACACATCAGTTACAGTTGATAATAATCAAATAGTACTACCCGAAGTAACAACATTACGTAGTCCAATTTATAATAGTATAAAACCTATTAGTACTACTCAAATTTTTAAGCCTGTTTATAATCCAAATACTCCAACTCAACAAGATTATCAAATAGGAGAATATAGACGTTATTTTTGTAAAAAAACAAATGAAATAATTTATTTAGAAACAGATCAAAATACATTTGATAAATTATCCTCTCAATCTCCAACTATACTTTGGTCATTATATCAACCATTTTTCTTATCTTGGAACTTAACAGGTGTTAAAGAACAAGTAGCGACAGTAAATCGTAACATGGTTTTATTAATTATGAAAAATTTATCGTTACCTCAATTTGACGCTTACTTAAAATTTGACTTTACAAAGTATTACGTTTAAGTTTGGCAATCTAATTTTCATTTAGTATATTATAGTACAAAATAGGTTATGTATTATATTATTGAAACATTAGATCAACTAAAAGTCTTATACAATCTTAAGACACAAAAAGCATTTGTTGAAGTAATTCCATTTAATTCTAATGTTCATCCTGCCTTAAATAAAGTATCACTAGTCTATATTAGACCACTTAATGATACTAAAGGATATCTAATATGTGTTAACCACAGTGAAACACTACACATAAATAAAAATCATGTTGAAAGTGTTTTAAAAAATATTCCAGAATTGTGGGTACGCAATAAGAAACAATTTTTATACTATTTTCAGATAAAAGCATGTTGCGACATATCACTAATATCTCCTACGGATATACAACCCACTTTTACACATCAACATTTTTATCAACGATTTCCACAAAAACAAGATATCAATCGTATAATACCGGTATCAAAACACTATGAACTGTGTGAAACCGTGTATAACCAAATCAAACCATTAATACCACACCATTTGCCCGAGTGGTTCGACTTTTATAATAACCGAGTTACTTTGGCTTTATTTGGGATTGAAAAAAACGGTATAACATTTAATAAACTAATATTTGAAACATACTATGAAACAAATAATGACTACTATTCAATTGACAATGATAAAATATTCACGCAATATAATATCTATACTACAACTCGCAGACCCGCTAATTCCTATAATGGTATTAATTTTGCAGCACTAAAAAAAGAAACACGATCAAGTTTTATTCCAAGTAATGATATATTTGTAGAAATGGATATATCGGCTTATCACCCAACATTAGCGGCACAACTAATTGGATATGATTTTGGAGACAAAGACATACACGCTTCGTTCGCAGAAATGTATGGTGTAGATTATAAAACAGCTAAGGAATTAACATTCAAACAACTATACGGAGGAGTATTTAAAGAATATGCTCACCTAGAGTATTTTAGGAAAATACAAATGTTTATAGATGATGCTTGGGACACTTTACAATACGGAGGATATTACAATTGTCCTATATCTAAATACAGATATGAGTTGAGTAAGCTGGAAAATATGAATCCAAACAAGTTGTTTAATTATATATTACAAAATATGGAAACATCTAACAATATGAATATATTGATGGATATACATAAGGTATTAAGGGGTAAAAATACAAAAATTGTACTTTACACTTATGATTCGTTTTTATTAGATTTTGATAAAAATGAGAATGACCTTTTACCTAAAATTAATGAAATTTTTAAAAAATACAAATTACAAATTAAAACCAATACAGGAAATAGTTATGACTTTAAATAAAAACGGCGATATGTATAATTCGATAAATTATGACTTTCAACACATTTTTAATACATTCGACGTGAATAATAGGTTACTATGCACTTTCATAGCTTTAGAGGGATTAGATGGGCTAATAAACGAGGTTTCTAAAACATACGATATCATGTATAACAAGATTTTTGTTTTACATGTTCAAAATACAGGTGAGTATGTTATTACTTATAACATTGACCAAGGTAACGTGAACACGATACCAACAAATACAATATTAGTACATCGCAAAAAAGAATCAAATACATTATATACAATTAATGCTCTTAATGAATTAATTAAATCATTAAATAGAGGTGTAGTTGATCCATCATTTAGAATTGATTGGCAACATTATAAAAATAGTATTTTATTAACACAACATAACGAGTTAAAAACACTTAATACTAAAATTTATAAAATAGTAGACTTAGTGTAATATTTATTATTATAAAACAACATTAAACATGAAAAAACAATTAAACGAACAATTTATCCGCATGCAAAAATTAGCGGGTATTATTACTGAAAATCAAATTAACGAAGCTGAAAAAATGAGAATTTTTGCTTTAAAAAATAAACAAGGTAGATTAACTGAATTATTTAAAATTAAAAATTTTTCTAATGTAAACGAATTGCTTTATAGATTAGATCAATATTTAGGTGTCGAAGGTCTTCACACAGAGGAAAATGGCACAGGATATAATTATGCTCAGGTATCAGATGATGGGCAGGTTTATTTAGTAAAATCATTAAGTGAATTTGCTAAGGGTTATCGAACAGAAAAAGAATGGGGAGTAGCATCAGAAGAAGAAGTTAAGTAATATTTAATCTAAAATAAATCACCCCAACATATCAAACAAAATCATCTAAGGTCCAATTTTTGGGCCTTAGTTTGGCCTCGTATAATGCGTTCATTATATTAGAGTATAATAATAGTTTTAAATTAAACAAATATACAGTTATGGATTTATCAGAAATCAAATCGAAGCTTGCGAAATTACAAGCTAAACCCGGTTCAAACAAAACCGAGAAGAAAAATTCAGGTTGGAAACCATCAATCGGAAAACAAAACGTTCGTATTATACCTAATAAGTATAATAAGAAAAACCCATTCACAGAATTATATTTCTACTATGGTATTGGCAAAAAAGTAATGATCTCTCCTCTATCGTGGGGTGATAAAGATCCAATTGCTGAATTTGCAAAACAATTACGTAGTACAAATGACAAAGAAAATTGGAGATTAGCTAAGAAATTAGATCCAAAAATGAGAATTTTTGCTCCTGTTATTGTTAGAGGTGAAGAAGCAAACGGAGTTAAGTTATGGCAGTTTGGTAAGGAGTTATATATGGACTTCTTAAATTTAGCTGATAACGAGGACGTAGGAGACTTTACAGACGTAGCAGAAGGTAGAGACATTATTATTAATACAGTAGGACCAGATGTAACTGGTACACAGTATAATAAATCAACAATTATGGCTCGTACAAAAGTTACTCCATTATCTGAGGATGCGAATCAAATTCAAAATTGGTTAGATGAACAACCAAATCCATTAGAAGAGTTTAAAAAGTATTCATTTGACGAAATGAAGTCAGCTTTACAAGAGTGGTTAACACCTGAAGAGCCAGAAGAAGGTTCAATCATTGATGATGAAGGTACTACTACAGAACCAGAAGGTGACTTACCTTGGGAAACAACTACTAAAACACCAAATTACACTTTAACAGCTAAACCAGCTCCTAAAGCAAGTAAATTTGACGCACTATTTGATGACGAAGACTAATAATTAAACAAAATGGCTAAAAAAGACACATCACTAGCAGCAGCGGTATCTGCTGAATTGAGAGGTAGCTTTGACTTAAATAAATTTAAAGAAAAGAAATTATTAAGTTCAAATGTGAAATTCAAAGATCAAAAATGGATACCATTATCTAAAGCATTTCAAGATGTAACTTCGGTTCCTGGGATTCCTCAGGGTCATATAGTCCTACTAAGAGGTCATAGTGATACAGGTAAAACAACAGCGTTAATTGAAGCAGCAGTAGCTGCTCAAAAACAGAAAGTATTACCTGTATTCATTATTACTGAGATGAAGTGGAATTGGGAACATGCAATTCAGATGGGATTAGATGTTAAAACAATTGTAGACGAATCAACAGGCGAGGTATTAAATTATGAAGGTAATTTTATTTACGTAGATAGAGAAACGTTACATACAATTGAAGACGTAGCAGCATTTATTTTAGATTTATTAGATGAACAGAAAAAAGGTAATTTACCATATGATTTATTATTCTTATGGGATTCAATTGGTTCTATACCATGTGAATTATCAGTTCGTTCAAATAAAAATAATAATGAGTGGAACGCAGGCGCAATGTCAACTCAATTTGGAAATAGTGTTAACCAAAAAATCACATTATCGAGAAAAGAAAGTTCAAAATACACTAATACATTAGTTTGTATCAATAAAGTATGGACGGCTAAGCCTGAAATGCCTATGGGTCAACCAAAACTAATGAATAAAGGTGGATTTGCAATGTGGTTTGACGCTACGTTTGTAGTAACATTTGGTAATATTTCAAATGCTGGAACATCTAAAATTAAAGCAATTAAGGATGGTAAGCAAGTAGAATTTGCTAAACGTACAAATATTCAAATTGATAAAAATCACATTAACGGAGTTCAATCTCGAGGTAAAATCATTATGACACCTCATGGATTCATTAACGATACTGAAAAAGAATTAAAATCTTATAAAGACGCTCACGCGAAAGAATGGATGAAAATCTTAGGCAGTTTAGATTTTGATGTCTTTGAAGAAGAAGAGGGATTTGAAGGGACTGATGTATTTTCACAAGAACCAGAATAAAAAATGAATACAGATGAATTATTTAAACTTCTTGACAACGTAACTCAAGAAGTAAAGGACGAACCTACCTCAAATAAACACTCTAGAGTAGTTCTAGTAGATGGATTAAATTTATTTCTAAGAAACTTTGCTGTATTAAATTATATTAATTCAGATGGAGTGCATATAGGAGGTTTAGGTGGATTCTTAAGATCATTAGGATTTCTGATTAACAATATTCAACCAACATCTGTATATCTAGTATTCGACGGTATAGGTTCTTCCAATAATAGGAAGAACTTATTACCTGAATACAAATCAGGAAGACATCAAACACGAGTTACTAATTGGGATACATTTGATGATTTAGAAGATGAAAATATTTCTAAGTATAATCAAATTGCTCGTTTAATTCATTATCTAAAATGTTTACCTGTTAAAACAGTAGCTATAGATAAAGCAGAAGCAGACGACTTAATAGCTCATTTAAGTACTCATTTAGCTTCAACTTACGATTCTAAAGTTTATATAGTATCCTCAGATAAAGATTTTTTACAATTAGTAAATAAAAATATTATTATTTATTCTCCGATTGAAAAAGATTTCTATGATAGTAAAACTGTAAAGAGCAAGTTTGGCATTCCGCCTGAAAATTTTATCTTATATAAAACACTATTAGGAGATAATTCAGATAAAGTACCTGGTGTTAAAGGTTTAGGTAAAGGAAAAATATTTAAATTATTTCCTGAATTACAAACTGAAATATTAACATTAGATGATATTTTTAGAATTAGTGCTGAGAAATATAAGGAACATATTATCTATTCTAGAATAGTATTTGAAGAAGATTCAATACGAAATTGTTTCAAAATTATGAATCTAGCTAAACCAATTATAGACGATAGTGAGAAACAGTTCTTAGAAGAACTAATATTAGAAGAAGCACCAGAATTAAGAGCAGGTGATTTCTTAAAATTATACCATGAGGATGGAATGGGTTTTACAATTAAAAATGTAGAACATTGGTTACCTAACAATTTTAATATATTAAATAGTTACAAATAAATAAGTTATGACATTACAAACGATAGATCAGTATGGGACGGGATTTCAAATTAAAGTTATATCAGCTTTATTAACTCGTAAAGAATTTTTAGTAAACATTCATGATTTATTGACTGACGAATATTTTTCAAATCAAGGTCACAAATGGATTATTAAGCAAATTCTAGATTACTATTACAAATACCATACCACACCAAGTATGGAAGTACTTAAAGTTGAGTTAAAAAAATTAACTAACGAAGTATTACAAGTATCTATTAAAGAACAATTAAAAGAAGCATATACATCATCAGACGATGATTTAGAATATGTAGAAAATGAATTTTCTAATTTCTGTAGAAACCAACAACTGAAGAGAGCTCTATTAAACAGCGTTGATTTACTTAACGCCGGAGATTATGACTCTATTAGGTTATTGGTTAATAACGCGCTTAAAGCAGGACAAGACAAAAATTTAGGTCACGAATACAATAAAGATACTGAATCTCGATATAGAGAAGATAATCGCTCATTTGTTCCGACACCTTGGGACCATTTAAATATATTATTACAAGGTGGTTTAGGAGGCGGTGACTTAGGTATTATATTTGGTAATCCAGGCGGAGGTAAATCATGGTCGTTAGTTGCGTTAGGCGGTAATGCAGTTAAATTAGGATATAACGTTATACATTATACACTAGAATTAGGCGAAGATTATGTAGGAAGACGTTATGATGCATTTTTTACTAATAAACCAGTACAAAATATTGCAAAACATAGAAAAGAAATCGAAGATATTGTACCAAATTTACCAGGTAATTTAATTATTAAAGAGTTTCCGATGGGTAAAGCAACAACTTCAATGGTTGAGTCACATATTAAGAAATGTATTGAATTAGATTTCAAACCAGACTTAGTTATTATTGACTATATTGATTTATTGCGCTCTAAACGTTTAAAAGGTGAACGTAAGGATGAAGTAGATGATTTATATGTAAGTACTAAAGGATTAGCAAGAGAATTAAATTTACCAATTTGGTCAGTGTCTCAAGTAAATCGCGCAGGTGCTAAAGATGATGTAATTGAAGGCGATAAAGCCGCAGGTTCATATGATAAAATGATGATTGCTGATTTTGCAATGTCATTATCAAGAAAACGTTTAGATAAAACAAACGGTACAGGTAGAGTTCATATTATGAAGAACAGATACGGTATGGATGGTATGACATTTAACGCTAAAATTGATACATCTACAGGTCATATAGACATTAATACAGCTGAAATGCATATTGAGGATTCAGAACCAGAACAAGGCTTTAGACCAGCAGGTTTATCACCAAGTACTAATTTTGATTTTATGGATAAGCAGTTACTAAGTCAGAAATTTTTTGAATTAGGGAAATAAGGTTTAATATTTATCATCACAAACAGAAAATATGTCTACAGTAGTATTAATAGCTTGTTCCGCAACAAAATTGAGTAAACCAGCTCCCGCTTATCAGTTTTACTCATCTGATTTATTTCAGAAAAATTGGGAATATGCTAAAAAACATGCTGACGAAAAAAACATATATATTGTATCTGCAAAACATCATTTAGTACCTCATAATAAAACATTAGCACCATATGATTTAACTTTAAAAGATATGCCATCTGATAAACGTAAAGAATGGGCCGATATCGTTTTAAAACAAATCAAAGAAAAAGGTTATAGTTTAGATAATGATAAGTTCATATTTTTAGCAGGTAAAGCTTATAGACAATATCTAGAACCAGAAATGAAGCATGTTGAAACTCCATTTGAAGGTTTAAGAATAGGTCAACAAAAGAAAGCGTTACTAAAAGCTTTAAAAGAACAACTAATTAGTTTTGCAAGATATATTATTAATGAAGTTAAAAAAATAAACTTACTATGAAATTAGAGCAAAATTATATCAACAAGCTAATTACTGAGTATATCGAAGATAGTTATTCCTTCGGAGATGAGAATCCCGATCTAATTAACGAGACCCTAAACTCGTATAAACAGTTGATTGTAGAATCAAACAAACCAGTTATTACTCTGGAAGCATTAAAATCACATGCTTCTAGTCTAACAGAATCAAAACAAGAAGTATTTAATGATTTCATTTTATATCTTCAAATGACGGAATTAGACAACAAATTATTTAATTAGTTAATTTAAAATTTTATTTAAACATGTTGACATTAGAATCACAAATTCTGAGTGAGATTACTACCCACCTTAAGTACGCGAAGTACTTACCCGAAGTACAAAGAAGAGAAACTTGGGACGAATTAGTTACCCGAAACAAAGAAATGCATACTGAAAAGTATCCAGCATTAAAAGAAGAAATTGAGTGGGCGTATAAATTTGTGTATGACAAAAAGGTATTACCTTCAATGCGTAGTTTACAATTTGGTGGTAAACCAATTCAAATAAACAATTCAAGAATATTCAATTGTTCTTATTTACCAATTGATGATTTAGCATCATTTTCTGAAATTATGTTCTTATTACTTTCAGGATGTGGAGTAGGTTATTCAGTACAACAACATCACATCGAAAAATTACCTGAAGTTAGAAAACCATTAAAATCTAAAAGATATTTAGTTGGTGACTCAATTGAAGGATGGGCTGATGCTGTTAAGGTATTAATGAAAGCTTACTTAAGAGGAGGTGCAGCACCTGCTTTTGACTTTAGAGATATTCGTCCTAAAGGAGCTGAATTAATTACTGTAGGAGGTAAAGCACCAGGTCCAGAACCATTAAAAATTGCTTTAACACACGTACAAGCTATTTTAGACAGAAAACAAGATGGTCAAAAATTATCATCATTAGAATGTCATGATATTATTTGCCACTTAGCTGACGCTGTATTATCAGGTGGTATTAGAAGAGCAGCATTAATTTCATTATTTAATTTAGATGATGAAGAAATGTTAACTTGTAAATTTGGAAATTGGTGGGAAGAAAATCCACAACGTGGAAGAGCAAATAACTCAGCAATGTTGTTACGTTCTAAAATTGAAAAAAATACGTTTTTAGAATTATGGAAAAAAATTGAATTGAGTAACAGTGGTGAGCCTGGTTTCTTATTCTCAAATGATAAAGATGCAGGAACAAATCCATGTGCTGAAATTAATTTAAAACCAAATCAATTCTGTAACTTATGTGAAATCAATGCTTCAGATATTGAGACACAAGAAGAATATAACGATAGAGCAAAAGCAGCAGCGTTTATCGGAACGTTACAAGCTTCATATACTGATTTTCATTACTTAAGAGATGTTTGGAAGAAAACAACTGAAAAGGAAGCATTATTAGGTATCGGAATGACAGGTATCGCTTCAGGAGCTGTTTTAAAATTAAACATGAAAGAAGCAGCTAAAGTAGCAGTTGAAGAAAACGAACGTGTAGCTAAATTATTAGGTATTAATAAAGCAGCTCGTGTTACAACAGTTAAACCATCAGGTACTACAAGTTTAGTATTAGGTACTTCATCTGGAATTCACGCTTGGCACGATGAGTTTTATGCTAGAAGAATTAGAGTAGGTAAAAATGAAGCATTATATACTTATTTAAGTATCTATCATCCAGAATTATTAGAAGATGATTTCTTTAAACCAACTATTCAAGCAGTAATTTCAGTTCCACAAAAAGCACCTCAAGGAGCAATTACACGTTCAGAATCAGCTCTTGATTTATTAGAACGTATTAAGAAAATTAATAAAGAATGGATTAAACCAGGTCATAGAAGAGGCTCTAACATGCATAATGTTTCTGCAACTGTAACTATTAAACCTGATGAGTGGGATACAATTGGAGAATGGGTATTTGAAAACAAAGAATACTTTACAGCATTATCATTCCTACCACATTCAGATCACACTTACGTTCAAGCACCATTTGAAACCATAGATGAGAACAAATTTAATGAAATGGTAAAAAGTTTACATAACATTGACTTATCTAAAGTAATAGAAATGAATGACAACACAGCAAGACAAGACGAACTCGCATGTGCCGGAGGAAATTGCGAAATCCAATAATACTCAAGATTATTACATAGAAAATGGGTACCGTGTTCTCACGGCCCATTTTCTTATTAATCGTGGTTATTGTTGTGGAAATGGTTGTCGACATTGTCCTTACCATCCACAACACACAAAAGGTACTCAAACTTTACGATAGGCTTGGCTTTCCTAAATATCTTTGTTATGTTTAGGATATGAATATAGATTTAAGTAAAATAGCCAAGAAATTAATGTTAGATGAACCATTTTATGGTTTGTTCTTATTAACATTAAATAAACGAGAAAACACACAGATCCCAACTGCTTGTGTATCATTACAAGGTATTAACCAATCTTTAGAAATTAATCCGGAGTATTGGAATTCATTACCTGAACTTCAACGAATAGGATTATTAAAACATGAATTATTACATATCATGTTTCATCACTTCCTATTAGACACAACAATGTATCCTGATGCTAAACTAAGAAACATAGCTGCAGATATAGAAATCAATCAATTTATAGACGAACAAAACAAATCAAAGGATTGGTTAGGTTTAACTTCAGTTCCTAATTTAGTTTTACCTGAAAAAGCAGGTACAAGAGTTTATTATGATATGATTAAAGATAAAGCATCAACTTGTCCTCAAGTTCAAGAATGGCTTGATGGATTAGGAGATGATAGTAGTGAATTTGCTGATGGTCATGAAATGTGGGGCGATCCAAATATGGATGAAGCAACTAGAAAATTAATTGGTAAACAATTAGAACATCAAGTAAAAGAGATTGCTGAACATTTAGATAAAAAAGGTTCTAATTTTAGAGGTACATTACCGGGTACATTAGTAGAATGGATTGATAGTTTATTTGAAATACCAAAGCCAGTTACTGATTGGAAATCATATTTTAAACGTTTTGTATCATCATCTGATAAAGTAGTTACTAAAAAATCTAGAAACAAATACAATAAACGTTTTCCAGGCAACCCAGCTTTAAAAATTAAACATAAGAAAAATATATTAGTAGCAATTGATACTTCAGGCTCAGTTAGTAGTGATAATTTAGTTGAGTTTTTAGGTCAATTACTACATATCCATAAAACAGGTCATGAAGTAACAGTAATGGAGTGTGATGCTAAAATTACTAATATATTTAAATATAAAGGAGATAAAGAGATTGCTATTACAGGTAGAGGAGGAACAGATTTTCAACCTGCAATTGATTATTTTAATAAAAATATTCAAACATATAATACGTTAGTATTTTTCACAGACGGTTATGCACCTGCTCCTACACCTCCTAAACGTCCAATGTTGTGGGTAATGACAAGTGATGGTGAAACTAAAACATCAAAATTTCCAGGCAAAGTAGTATACATGAATTAATATGGAATTAGAATTTAATCTTGAATCTGTTGAACGATTAATCAGTATGATTAAATCAGACGACCATGACAATCTAGTAATAGCTATGGCCATTCTATTTAACTTAAGTGATGAACAAGCTGATATTAAAGCAACTAAAACAGAGTTATATCAATTAGTAATTGATGTGCACAGTTGGGGTAAGTTCATTGAATTATATAAAAATAACATTAAACTGTATGATCCCGAAAGTTTGGCTTCCCAATAGATTGATGTTATATTTAGGTATTAAGAAATAAAAGATAAAAATTATGGCAAAAGGTTCTAAAAAAAGTACGGAGACTTCATCATCAAATCAAGTGTCCCTAAATCCAAAGGATTTAAAATCATTCCTAAATCACATTGTTAGTAACAATCGATTTCTTCAGGAACAAGGCAAACCAGTAGTGAGTGTCGAAGTAGTAGGAGAAAGTGGTATTGGAAAAACATCATCAATTATTCAATTATCAAAAGAGTTGAATGTAGATTTTGTTAAGTTAAATTTAGCTCAAATCGAAGAATTAGGAGACATAGTAGGTTTTCCAATCAGACAATTTGAAGTGTGTCAAAACGAGGAAGAGAAATGTGTTTGGATTGATGAACACGCAGTAGATGAATACACTAAATTAGGGTATAAATTTACAGGTAAAAATCGAATGAGTTATTGTCCACCTGAGTGGATTAGTGGTAAAACAAAAGGTGGAATTCTATTATTAGATGACTGGAATAGAGCTGATATGAGATTCATACAAGCTGTAATGGAGTTAATTGATAGACAAGAATACATTAGCTGGAAACTACCTAAAGATTGGCATATCATATTAACAAGTAATCCTGATACAGATGATTATATTGTTAACTCAATTGACTCCGCTCAAAAAACACGATTTATCTCAGTTAATTTAAAATATGATGTTTCATGTTGGGCTGAATGGGCTGAACAAAATCAATTAGATAACAGATGTATCAATTTTATGTTACTACATCCTGAACTAATTAACAAAAATGTCAATCCAAGAAGTACATCAATGTTTTTTAATTCAATATCATCATTAGAATCATTTGATAAGTCATTACCATTAATTCAAATGATTGGAGAAGGTAGTGTTGGTGTTGAATTCGCAAGTATGTTCACAATGTTTATCAATAATAAATTAGATAAATTAGTAAAAATACATGATGTATTATTTCATGACAATGAAAAATATATTTTAGGTGAATTAAAAGGATGTATTGGATCTGACAAAAATTATAGAGCAGATATTGCCTCAACATTAGCAACCCGATTAATCAATTATAGTTTATTTTATGCTAGTGATAATAAGATAGATGATAGTTTAATTAATCGAATCAAAGAGATTATTATAGGAGATATATTTGCAGTTGATTTAAAATACCATATTGTAAAGTCAATCTATAATGGTGATGCTAATAAGTTTAAAAGCTTAATGTTAAAGAAAGAGTTGGTTTCATATTTAATGAAGTAAGAAAATGATATATTTTTATAAAAATGGTTGGTTTAACCAAAAAAACACTGTTATAGATTCAAATACCTTATATGGCTATTTACAAGCTTCAGATGTTAATACTTACAAAGCTAATTTACTCAATTTTAAAAATAATAAAATTGAAGATGGAGATATAGTTTGTTTTGGTAAAGATAATATTACTAGAGATAAATTAAAAGACTTAAATGAACGAGTTAAATTTAAACGAGTAACAGATGAGTCTAAAGCTAATACATTAGTAATAGATGATATTTGGTTTAATGATAAAGTAAAAGAATCAAAATTAGCAGAATATTTATTTTTACCTTGTAATATAAAAGATAGATTACATAGTAATGATTCATTTGTAAGTGTATATAATAGTGAGGCATGTATTGGAGAAAAAGATTATGTTATAAGATATAATAACAGTCACTTTAAAAACACAAATCCAACTATTAAATCTTATTATCAAATTGTAAATTTATGGTTATATAGTAATAGAGATAATAAATTAACTATTACAATTGAGGAACAAAGAGGAATGAGTTTAGTTATATCAAAACTAAAACAAATCGCTGATTCATTAACCACAACTAAAAAAATTGTTTTAGCTAGTTCATTACAACATCAATTTAATGAAGATAGTATTGAGTTAAATGAGGAAACATATGAAACATTAAAATCTATGTTCGCATCTTCAGATACAGAAAATACATTATTAGCTTTAGAAATTTTAGCGAACGCAAAAATACCTGAAGAAAATAGAGTATTAGTAACATTATTATTATATAACAATTATTATAGTATAACCCCACTTATTAAAACAAATAATATTAATAAGTTCTTAAAATTATATAAATATGAGTATAAGTTAGGAAGAGAACCAATGAGTCATGTGATGGGTTTATTAATGGATAAATATTATTCACCTAAATTTGAGTCATTTATTAAAGCATTAATAGTTGATTATATCAATAAACATTTACTTAATGATAAATCATCAAAACATAGAATCTCAGCCATAGAATTATCTTAAATTAGGTTTGGCCTTCGGGCCATTCCTTATTATATTTAAATGATGACAGTAAAAGATATATTAATAGAATTAGGTTATAATCATAAGATTAAAGCACCTCAAAAACCTAAATGGAATGGAGCAAATAAATTTTATTGGTGGAGACGATTTCCAATCCATAAAGATCTCCATAAATACCAACCATTACAAAACAAAATAGATAATGGAGATTTTGATTATACTCCTTATGCTAAACATATAGATTATGAGCATTATTGGATGGCTGAAGAAATTTTAGCTGTTAGAAATCAAAATCTACGCCCCAACATTAGACGAGAAAAAGAAGATGAAATTATAGTATCATATACTAAACGTTTAAAACATTTAAGAGAAGATATGATGAAAGATGAATTCAATCGTATTAAAGATTTTAAAGAAGCATTAAGGTATCATTTAGGTGGTACTAAAGATTTAGTTGATGAATATATTGAAGAAATAGAAGGTACTTTAACTGAAGTAGCTTCACATTATCCAAAATGGTTAGAACAAAGAAAATTAAGTTTGGCAAATTAAAAAAATCTTTTATATTTATATAAAATAAAGTTATGCAGATATCACACGAACTCCCTCTCAATTTATTAAACAAATCTTATTTGTGGAACGATTATGATTATTGTCTTCCTCATTTAATTGATAAACATACAGCTTATAAAGAATATTTTATAAGAGCTAGACGACATGGTCGTTTTATAATTTGTGATAATGGTTTATTTGAAGGTGTGACTCACACTGAAAAAGATTTAATTGAAAAAATTAATCTAATTAAACCTGATATTTTTATTGTCCCTGATGAATGGAATGATACAGCTATTACTTATAGAAATGCTAAGTATTGGATGAATACACTTAAAGCTCAGTTACCTGAAAAAACTGAATTAATGGTAGTGATGCAAGGACATACATTAGGAGATTTTATGAATCTATATAATCAGTGTATTGCTTTAGGTTATACTCATTTTGCATTTAATCATTCATCTATATATTACCAACATGATGGGTATCATCCAAATCCATTAGTTAATCAAATGATGAATAGAATTTATGTAATTTC